CCGAGAGAACTTAGTAAAGTTTTCTCTGCATTAGTCATAAATTTTCTTGACGTACTTTCTTCAATCATTGATGCGGGGTGTGTATCCGGATGAGTGTAGTTATTTGCTCCTGCTGCTATACCGCCCAACTTTTCACGTTCAGTATCAGTAAAAAAACTGTGTATCTCATCTTCATTTATTTCTGACGCTCCGTGCTTATGTGTCGCTGCCGCATAATCCCCCTTTGGTTGATACGTAGAATCGTGGTTGTGATTTCCTGCCGCCTTACCATTCCAATTTGTCTTTTCAGAATCCGTTACAAATCTATGTGTGATATCATCCGTGATGTCAGATGCCGAATGCTTATGTGAAGCAGGTGCATAATCCCCCTTTAGTTGATACGTAGAATCATGGTTATGGTTTCCTGCAGCCTTACTATTCCAAGTCTCTTTTTCCGTATCGGTAACAAAGCGATGAGTACTATCAGGAGTTATATCAGACGCATTATGACCGTGCGATGACGCCGCATAACTACCTGCAGGTTGATATACTCCGGCATGGTTGTGATTAGAAGGAGAAGCGCCAACCTCGCTCGCTGTGTAACTAGGTTTACTAGTAGCCTTCGCCCATGACGGCACATCGCTTGCAGGCATAGAGGTGGGGAAATCACTGATTTCAGATACCTTATGCGTATGCGCTTTCGGTGTACGGGCATCACTTAGCCGAGCATCGTTTCCCTGGCATACTGTCCCTTCTGCACTACCAAAATTCTTATTAAAAGCAGAGTTTTTATTGAATGCAGGTTCGTATGTACCGGTATGATTGTGACCTGATGGAGAGGCACCTACTTCGCTTGCCGTATAGGTTGGTTTGGATGCAGCCTTCGCCCAAGAGTATACGTCACTAGCGGGCATAGAAGAAGGGAAATCACTGATTTCAGATACTTTATGCGTATGCGCTAATGGAGGCCGTGCATTACTCAAACGCGAATCGTTTCCTTCGCACACGGTCCCGGCAGAGCTTCCGAAATTCTTGTTAAAGGCGGTAAGCTTGGTAATAATCTTCTCATATACTGCATCATGATTATGCGAGTCCAGAGCAGCTTTCAAAGCTTTTCCCTGCTCTGCAGAAAGAGCTTTGCCGGCTCCTCCAGTCGTCAGATTATTAACTATATCCGTCACATTGAGCTTCTTTCCTAGCTCCGTTGTCATTGTAGCGGCAAAATTGGGGTCGTTACCAAGTGCATTTGCTAGTTCAATAAGCGTATCCAAGGCATCTGGAGCACCGGCCACCAGTTTGTCAATGGCTGCTTGCACTTTAGCGTCAACACCGGATACTGCATTATTCGCAGCTATCGCAGCGGCGTTCGCATCATCGGTAGCCTTTTTCGCTAAACCCGTTTGTGTGACAGATGCATTCTTGGCTGCATTTGCATCATCGGTCGCCTTCTTGGCAAGGGCTGTTTGAGCTTCCGATGCTGTCTTGGCTGCATTAGCATTGTTCGCTGCAGTCGTTGCAGCATCTTTTGCAGCGTTAACACTGCCGGCAGCAGTATCGGCAAGAGCAGCTTTCTCACCTGCTAAAGTTGCTTTTTGGTTTGCGAGTGTTGCCGCTGCATTCGCATTATCAGTAGCCGTCTTTACAAGTCCTAGTTGTGCCGTTGCATCTTCCGTGGCTTGGTTCATCTCATCTACAATGCCGCCATATTCAGCTTTACGAGCTTCTTCCGCTTTAACACGTTCCACTTCCGCCTTAGCCCGGTTAGTCTCATCAACTTTACGAGCTGCTTCGGTAGAATTACGAGTATCTTCATTCTGAACTCTGATTGTTTCGGCAGAGGAACGACCTGATTCAGCAGTAGCACGTGAAGTTTCGGCTGTTGCTCGTTTAGTTTCGGCAGATACACGGGCTTCTTCTGCACTTTTACGAGTATTCTCGGCATTAATGCGAGCCGTTTCAGATTGACTACGGGTAGATTCAGCAGAGACACGGGCAGTTTCATTATTGCCTCTTATAACTTCATCCGCTTTTCTTTTATTTTCCGCAGTAGCACGTTCGGATTCAGTGGTAGAACGACCTGTTTCAGCTGTTTTACGTTTATCTTCTTCCTTTATACGTTCCGATTCAGCAGAGGAACGGCCAGATTCGGCAGTCTTACGGGCATCTTCATTACTTTTACGTGTTCGTTCATCCGAGACACGTTTTGATTCAGCATCAGTACGTCCATTTTCGGCTGTCACGCGTTTTCCTTCCGCTATAACACGTGCTTCTTCGGTAGATTTACGTGCGTTCTCATTCTGAACTCTTTTTGCTTCTTCAGAAGAACGACCTGATTCAGCGGTAGCACGTGCGGTTTCGGCAGACTTTCTCTTATCTTCTTCGAATGATCGACCTGTTTCGGCAGACTTGCGAGCCGTTTCAGCGGTCACACGTTCGGATTCAGCATTGCCTCTCACTGTTTCAGCATTCTTTCTAGCTTGCTCGTTAGATTCTCGTGTACCTTCGTCGGTAACACGTTTCTTTTCTGCATTATCCCGTGTGGTTTCAGCGGTAGAACGACCTGTTTCGGCAGATTTACGAGCGGTCTCATTAGTGATACGAACGGATTCAGCAGCTTCCCGTGCCTGTTCTTCACGAGAACGTCCGGTTTCAGCAGTTTGCCTCGACTGCTCTGAAGCATTACGACGGGATTCAGCAGTTTCACGGGCTGATTCATTACCTTCAATAGTAGCTTCTAATTGCCGCATATCGGTGGTAGCAGTTTTGGCATCACTCGTAGCCTTGAGCATATTATCTAATGCTGTCTGAACCTTCTCTAAACCAAATTTAAGGCTAGTCTTAACACCGTCTACTATCCGATAACCGATAGTGAAGAAGCCCTTCATGTCGTTGGCTTCGTTCAGTTCTGATATTCTTTTCTTTTTTAATGGCATAGTAAATCAATTTAAATCAATATAAAATTCTCCGTCCTCCGTTATAATGAATTCTCCCGCTTCACAGGCAAGAAGGTAATCGGTTTCTTCCAACCGGAAGCAAGTGAATACGAGAGTAAGCGTAAACTCCCACCATATCCCCCCAAGAGGATTGAAATCATCCGTCTTGCAACTCTTGTAGTAACAAGGATAGCTTTCAGACCACTCATCACAATAAAATATACGCTTCGCATCGGAATACTCGTAACCTTCGTCATCGGTCTTTGTAGATAGCTTGGTGAGGTCATGCAAAAGGGCGTCACGGTTACGCCAAAACGTCTCAAAATCCGGTGCACGCATCAAGCATTTGAGATTCACGTCCTTTGTCTGGAACTTCACATATTCACCGTCGTAGATTGCGCCATCTTGCCTTTTGAAGTTCTGCAATAGGTTTTTCTTGACGGCAGGTGTCTTCAGTATCTCCGTATTCGTTCCTTTGAGGATAAGCACGCCATAGGCGGATAAATCCACACCGTCCAGTTCGTAGCCTTTCGGCAAGGGAATGGTGTTGACCGGCTCCAGATATACATAATCATCCGGACGGGGGAAGTCGTTGGCAAAAGTGAACTTCGAACGCTGGGTACTACTGTATATCTCGAAACTGTTCTGTGAGGAAAGCCGCAGTCTGAACGTTCTTCCAAGGTGTGGAAAGTTGAAGTCATGATAAGCCATATCGGATAACATGGCTACTAAGTCGTTGAACTTCCATTCGGACAAGAAGCCGAAATCAAGTGTGATATCCTTCGTGTCGAGGTTAAGGGCTGAAAGGTCGAATTCCTTACCGTCTTCCTCTGTCCAGTCGTTGCTATCCGGTGTCTTGGAAGACGGGAACGCTACCAACTCTCCGTAATTGCCTTGCAGGGTAGCTACACCTAATTCGATGAATACGTCTTGATTGTCTATGTAGAGTTGCCCTTTCATTATTTACTTAATTTTAAGCCCTTAATGAGCATGGTATTTATATCCTGTTTCATGGAGTTCATATATTGCTTCATTTCCACAAGATTGGAAGTATAGTTATCTATGTTAGACAGATGGCCGACAGCTTCATTTCTCATTGTCAAAAGAGACTGCATGGTCTTGTCTATGCTTGCCAGACATGAGAGATTGACAGTGTGGCTGACGATGGTATCTATACCGGTAGCCATACGGTTGACGTTCTCATTAATACTATAGGTGTGCTCCTGCATGACGGCCAAGCGACCGTTGTTCTCGTCAACTGAATCCTGTGAAGCGGTGGCGATACCTTTCTTTGACGCTTCACGTTCATCATCATCTTTGTCCCATTTATATATATCGGACATCGCATCGCGTTTAGCTTTCATTTCATCAGCTATTTGTTGACCTTCGGCCTTTAAAACGTTATATTCATCTTCGGTTACCCCATCGTCCATTGCATTATATAGCTTCTCCCTCCACGCTGTTAATCGGTCCATGAATTCATCTTTCAGCATGGAGTTTAGGATCGCATTTCGCATATAATCCTCAAAATTGTCTGCAAAGTCTGCCGAATCGGCATCCATATCAGAAAGTAAGTCTTGAAAGTCTGAACGAAGAGAATCATAATCAATGAGTGTTGTATCAGCTATTTGTTGCTCTAACACTTCTGCAACCTTTCCTACACCATTTGCAATTTGATCGGCATATTTTTGCGTATCAGAATCAAGTTGGGACCAAAATATGCCGGCATCCGATTGCAACTTTAAAAGTTGTTCATCAGTCAAATCAAATAGCCCAGTCATACGACCACCCATTTTCTTTTTAAATTCCTTTTCAGACATGCCTAATGTTTCCGCAGCTTGTTTCCATCCTTCACCGGACATATCATCTACTTCATCATAACCCTTTGAGTGGGACTTTCCAGAAGCACCGGAGTTCAAATATTGTTTGCCCAGCACTTTTGCATTCTCACTTTGTTTCTTTATATTGGCGATGGCTGCTTCATATACGGCATTTGCCGTGTCTCCCGTAAGAGTTTCCGCTAGCTCAAGTTGCTTCTCAATTACTCGATCAAGGATATTGATATAGGATTCATACGCTTCTTTCGCTTTCTCGTATTTCTCGGTCGTATCGTCCTTACCGAACATATCGAAGATTTTCATGGCTATCTGAACGGCTGCACCAATGATAGCTAGAATAACAGATGCCTTTTCAACTGTACTTATTGCATTAGCAGAGGTATCGGCAGCAGCTTCAACCCCTGCCATTGCAGTCATTGTAAATGAGCCAATACTGCCAATAAGGGAAATAATCTCACCTGCCGGACCGCCAATTGATTTACCTAGTTCATCAATTGTATCCGCTAGCTCCGAAATCTGTGCTCTGACTTCTTTTTCCGACTTCTTTACTTGATTATCCTTCTTTACTACTTTGTCTTTAGCCGCATTATAGTTTTCAGTTTTCTTCTTTACTTTATCCAGAGCCTGTGCTTCGGATAAATAAGCTTTTGTAGATTCAATCTTACCGGTCTTTTCATTGAATTTAGAGGACTTGACGCCATTCTCAATCTTAGCGCCACCTTTGACTGCTTCGGCAGTCTGACGGGCATTCTCTAATTCCATTTGCGCATTAGCTAGCTCTTCCTCCGCTTCTGCTAGTTCTTTCTTCTTATCAGATAATGATTGAAACGGATTGCGGCTATCCAACTCATCCATGATAGATTGAATAGTACTTGTATATTCTCGTAGCTGATCAGGAGATAAAACTTTAGCTGCCGCACTCTTCGCATTCTCTAGTTGATTAAGAAGAGAATTCAATGTTTCAGAAGACGTTTCTTTCAGATTCTCAAATGCGCGAACGTATTCAGGAGATTCTTTCAGCTTATCATAATCCAGGTTCATAAGCTCCATCCCCTTGTTTTTTGTAGCTTGAGCTTTGGCGCGATCTATCTGTTCTACCTGCTGGGTATCGCCATTCTTAGCAGCTATTTCTCTTTGTTCATCAAGTAGTTTAATGTCTTTATTGAATTTTGTTTCGATGGCAAGACGCTTGTCGGTGTAGTCCTGATACTCTTTTAGAATATTATCGTAATACTTTTTAGTCTCATTTTTATGTTGAATATTAAGATATCCCTTTTGTTGAGAATAAGAATCCTTTTGAGACTTAGAAAGAGAAAAATCCCCAAGATTAAGCCCTTTCTTTGAAAGTCCCGAAACTCCATCATAATATTTTTCCTGATATTCATGTAGTTTCTGTCCGAATGCTTCTGCTTTCTCTGGACTAACATCTGTATCAACATGTATGACTATCCCTTTATTATCAGCTTCAAGTACATCTTTGGCTCCATTAAGTTGAATATCTATATATGATTCAAGCTCATTCTGACTCATTACTGTTCCATCTGGTAATATAGGAGTCACTTGTATTGAAACATTCTTTCCGTCTTGTTCAACCTCATAAGCGGAACTAAACACAGTAGCAATACCGTCTCCTGCATCTTTCCATCCTTTCTCAACTAGCTTTGCAGCATCTATCATTGGACGAGCGAGAAGGTCTACATTTCCCCCACCAAACAAAGAAACCATTTCATCACCAGTTTTTTGAGTGTTTACTGCTTCTTCGTAGACCTTGCTAAAAGATTTTCCCTTATTTGACGGATTAGCTTCAAAAGCAGATTTAGTATTCTCTAATTTCTTACGTAAAACATCTTCCTGTTGCCGTTCTAGCTGCCGCATCTCTTTCTGATGATTAAACTTCATTTGGGCAAGTGTTCTGGCATTGCCTTCACGCATTGCATTAATACGGGCTTGATCGGTCTGGGTTTGAAGGTCTTCAGCAGAGCGTTTCTGTTCTAAAGCTTGCTTATTCATCAAAGTAGCATATTTTTCTTGCTGCTCACGGAGCTTTTCTGCTTTATTTTGGGCTGATTTATCATCTATTGATTTGCCTGTTAAATTCTTATATATATTCGCGATCTTATCAGCTTCCTTTTGGGCGATATCTATCTCTTTTTGATTTGCTTTTGAACTGGGCTTCCTTAAACCTTTCAATTTATTTTGGGCATTGAAGTAGTCTGTTCGAAGTTGTGTTACACGTTCTCCGATTGTTGATACACTATTATCATTCCCTTCAAGACTAAAAAGAGAGCCAAAGAAATTTCCTATTTTTTCAGAGAATGTCATAGTTTCATTCTTCATTGTATCTAGTAAAGATTTATACCCATTGGAGATTGATGCGGTAAATGATTCAAAATTCCCTTTTCCCCTATCCATTCCTGTCATCATTTTATAGGTATAATCATCTACTAAATTCTCCGCATCATCAGCACTCTTAATTCTTGCATTTTTTAGTTTTTTCCCACCTTCCTCTTCTGCATTTGCAGCCAGTGTATATCCTTCTTTTATCTTCTTTGCGATCTCATCGTATTGTTTCTCTGCTGAAGCAACTGCTGCCTTTCTTTTAGATTCCGCAGAGATGGATTCACCATTGGAGTAGTACGAATCTTCATATTTAGCATTCTTTTTTGATTCTATATTTTGTTCTGCCAGTATTAATTTTGCGATATTTTTTTCCTGCTGTTTTATATATTGCGCTGCCTTAGCCTTCTCAATCATCGCACTGATAAAGGAATCTTTATTGCTATTCAGAAGGTTCTCCGCATCTACCACATCAAGGATTGCAAGTCCTAACTCATTAAAAGCTTTTTTGTTGTCATCTACAAATTTCTTTTTTGCATCTAAATTATTACCAAGTCTATTCCACTTCATTGATAATTCTTCAACTTTAGCTATTGGAGTTGCAGCACTTTCAGCAACAGATTTATTAAACTCTGCTATTTCCTTCCTTGCGTCTCTATTTGCTTCAACAAGCAACCAAACACCTCCAACAACAGTCAGAATAGCTGTAGCCAATAAAACATACGGATTAGCTTTAGCAACAATATTTAAAGCCTTTTGCGCTGCGACTTCAGACCACGTTAATGCAATATTGGTAGTCTTTGCTTTTGTCTCTAATGCCATAGAAGTAATTATAGCCTTACGTCGAACATTTTCAATCGCAAGCATCATGGTATTAGATTTTTTGAGCATCCCATAAGTACCTTCCAATCCAACGACTACCGCCATCAATGACTGAATCTTAGTCTGTAACTCAGCCATTTTTTCACTCTTATCATTAAACAATCCCATTATCCCCACAAGTAAACTTGCAGATGTAGCAGCACCAGATAATCCGGCTTTAAGTGTGGCAATACCTTTATTAGGATTAGCAAGAAATTCCATTTCCGCATTTACAAGCTTCATTTGCAAACGCATCTTTCCTAACTCCTCTCCTGCTTGTTGGTACTGTATCGTATTTTGCAACCCAGCAGTACGCATTTGAATCATCTGCTCACGTGCATCCATAATTAAAGTACGAGTACGGACATGCTTCTCATTACCTTGTTCAATTACAGTATTTAATTCCACCTGGCGCTGCCTCTGTGCTGTGATTTCCTGTGAAACACCTTTCTGATTCTCTCTTACTTCACTTAAACTGTTTTTTAATCTATCAATTTCATCATTTACGGGCATAGAAGTGCCATTAGCTCCAGTCACCACTCTGGCAATTCCTTTCGCTTGAGCATCTTGTAATTTTATAAGTTCTTCTTTATACGCTGCTGCCTGAACCGCAAGTTTATCATAGTATTTAAGGTTATCATCCAATTCTTTAGACAATCCTTTCAATTCTAATTTGGCATCTTTAACGGCATTGGTTGAAGATGCTGTAGCCTGCTTATATTGTTCTACTGCACTTACATTATTTGATTTGATGGCAGTAGCTAGCTTATTCCACTCTTCCTGTTGATGTTTAATCTCTGCTCTCTGCTTCTCTAATTCTGCTGTAAGTTCAGCATTGCAAGATCGTAATTCCTCCAATTGTTGAGTGGAAGTACCATCGGATTTGATAGCTGGAGCACTTAGTTCAACTTTCCCGACTTGAAGCATAGAAGCCATTGACTCCACTTTACTCAAAAGATCATCAAAATACTTATTGAGGTTACCACACATTTTTAGCACCTCTTCATCAAAAGATTCAAACCTCTGATTTATGGAGTCAATGCGCTTTCCTTCTTCCTCAATAAGTCTTGAAGTTTCTTTTATACCTTTCTTGATTTCTTCCAATTTCTGAATGAAACCAGAGTTTTCGAGCGTTGCATCAAAATGAAGTCCAGCCATATATTTATTATTAAAAAAATTTCTACTCAAAATTACCACACAACCAACTGACTAAAGAATTTCTTCCTTTCGGATTCACAACAATAAGCCGATTGTTCGTTATTTCCTATTTTCATCTTCAAAATTAGCCTTTCAAAAGTCTTATAGAATATCTTTCAATCTGTAATACTTCACTAAAAGTCTATTGTGAAAGATTTGATAAAAGTATCCTTAAAACTATTATTCAAAGAATATTTGAAAGTCTGAATTACCGCAATCTGCACTGTGAAAAAATAAATCTAAAGGTAGAGGGATTTAGGGTGAAATAGATGTTTTTGAGAATTTGATATACGACAACGGAAAGATTGTCGTGAAATAAATTGGAGGTATTAAGTTTTTGAGTAGTTTTGTGAAATAATAAATTAAAACACTAAACATGAAAAAGATTTTATTTTTAATGATTACTGCACTTATTATGTTAAGCTGCGGAAAAGATGAGGAAAAAGATGAATTTTATGAAAAGACAATAACCTCAAGTGAGCTGGAGTCCGGAACTGCTACGTATGTGATGGTAAAAGGATATTCAACATATTACTTAGTTTTCTCTAATGGTACAATGGGCTTCCATGAATATAAAAATGGAAAATTTACGAGTAGAAGATCTGTGAAATATTCCGTTAATGATAATGATCTAAAACTCACCGAAAACCTGTCAAGTACAAATAAATATTATACTCTTTATATAGCTATGGTTCATTGGGGATATGATAAAACAACCGACTACGGAACTGGCGGAGATCAACTACAGATAAGAGGGGATGATGTACCTTACGGCTTAGAAACAGGTTTTTACGATAAGAGTTCTTTTTCACTAAATTAGCGATGTGATTCGCTCACCTTTTTACGCTTAACAACATCTGTTTCAACATAGAACACCGTGCTTGAGAAAGAATAATGCGCACCCCGACTTAACGAGGTGCGCATTTTATATGTTTTATAAATACAACTGTTTATAATAATCCATTTTTCTGAAATCAAGATTCAGTAAGCATTCAACATCATTACGTACTGAAATAAGCTGTTCTTTATTGTCGCAGAACTTCTCTAGTTTCCTGACCTTTTCTATGAGAAACTGAATGCTATGACAAACGAATAAAACCATAGTAGAAAGATCATCAGCTCGTGATCCATCAGATGCCTTTGATAGTGCCCGATCCACAAAAGTCATTTTAAACATATTACCATCTTCATCTTCTTTATACATCGGAATTTCCTGCCCTGATATATTCTTTAAAACATCTGTTATAGAGATTTTAGCTTGCGTCTGTAATGAAGCACATAATCCAGAAAGATGCTCTGCTTTGGTTTCTTGTACAATATCTCTCCAGTCATCCTGTACCAAGTCTGTAAGAATCGAATAACACTCCAAATCTTCATTTGACAAGTTCAGAGTCCGAATATTACCTTCGGTATCATAATCTTTATCATCTCCGCCATATTCTTTAATTGATTCAAGACGTTTTGAAGAAGCATAGTACTTCCAGTTCGAACCAAATTCTGATTCATATTCATTAAGAACTTTCACCCAACGATTCAGTTTATCAACAACTCCATGAAAATACAGTTCCCAAAGACAACTTTCATAGAATAACTCGACACATTGTTCGTCTTTGTTCACCATTTCAAATGTAGATGGAGCAGACACTATTCTAACAATATCCAGTTTATGCATAACTTGATTAAACAAGTCAGCAAGACGGCTGCCATCCTTTATACGAGAAAACAAATCATAAAAATATTCTTTTGCCATACTTCAGTTTATCATTTTTTCTAATAATTCTATTCTTTTCATTAACTCCCTGTTTATAGACGCTAAGTTAGCGTTTTCTGCTTTAAGTTCAGCCATTGCCTTATTCAAACTTACATTTGAGGATTTATAAACAGCTATTTTCTTGTCTGCCCACTCAGATATCATTTTAGTAGTTGGTTGTGTTACCATTTCACACATATCTGTCATAACATTAAGAGAACGTTTCAAACTCACTAGATCAACTTCATATTGCTCTCTTAATTGCTTCTCACGCTTGTAGTCACGGATGCAATATTTCAGTAATACTGCATCCGGAATGTCATTTACATTGATTTCATCCATCTTTTACTGTTCGATCAATGGTAACACATCATTCTTCTTAAGTTCTTCATACAAGAATAAACGCCCTTTCTGCGTCCATTCTGTGTTAAGACTCACATCTGGATTTCCATTCGTATGGGTGAAGTTATGAGTGGCACTGTGCACATAGCCATTATTAATATACTTCCCATATAATATCCATTGATTACGAACCTTGTGTTGTATTCCCAAATCACGGAGTAAGGCATTAAATCTCCTTGCAGTCATTCCATAGTCTTGTGCTATTTGAGTTACCAGTACAGTAGACTTACTTTGAAGGATCACCCTCGTGTACTCAGACTCTTTTTCAAGCTCAACAATTTGAGCGTCCTTATCTGCTATAACTTCATCCTTCTGTACAAGTTGTTTCTGTTGTTCTTCGATTTGCATCTGCTGTTGTGCTGCAAGCATGAGAGCTTCACTGAAGGATTGAGGAATTTGAAGGGAGTAACTGCCGGTATTAATAACAGTAGGTACAAGATCATCAAATATCCAACTTTCAAAATCTTCGGCTTTGGGAAGTTGACTTTTGGCAATGAGACGGTAAATATTGCCTTCACTGATAAATCTCATATCAAAGTTTTGTATTGCTGGAGTACCATCACCCTTTATGCCTGTCTGTACCCCTACTGAACGAATCGTTACCCCGGCTGATTTACAATGATCTTTGATTGCTTTTTGGGGATTTAAATACCCAAGCGAAGTCGCAATGTCAGTTGCACAAAACCACGGCTTACCATTGTCAACGAACATGCGTACATTTCCGAATAACGGATGATTATACGCTTTGATTCCACTCGTGTGATTTACATTTGATGTATTCACACTATTGCAGGCAGGAAAATTATCACTACCTTTGCTGCTGTAATTAGATACATTCATACTTATAACGGTATTAATGTTAATAACTATCTTCAATAGCGGTTCAGTCAATTCCACTATTGAAGATTTTTTTTGACTGAATTTGTAGCAAGCAGGGATTCGAACCCTTTCACGCCTTACTGACTTGCTGAACCCTCTTAAATACCTATCTACGCTTAGAATCATATAAAAGAGAAAGGCGAAAGAAATAATCCGTCTAATGTGGTGGTTTACGGACTAAATCTAACGCCTTTAATATCTTATCATGCTCAACCACCACGAAGAACATCTTTTTTTTATTTTCTGCAAATCTATTTCATATCCAAGCAAAAGAAGAATTATCTTTCACCTCATACACGACAATCAATCCATTGTCGTAAAGTTAGTAAAAGGCAGCCTTTAAAGTCGTGCTGGCTGCCTTTTGGATAATCGTGTATCAGTTCGCTTTAAACACAAGTTCGTGGGTTTCAGGGCTTACCCTCTGGAAAAGATCACCACTAAAATATCCTCTGCCTATAACCATGCGCTGACGTTCTTCATTAAAGATGGATTTTAGCGTCTCTATTTTATCTTTCAAACGCACCTCAGCAAATACACTGCCTCTCTGCGTTTCTTCAAACATGAACTCATTAAAGACCTTGATTAAACCCTGTACATACAGGTTATTGGTGTCAATTACAATATTCTGTTTCATGATTGTTATATTTTATGTGTTAGTACTCTACAAACTCTATCATAGACATGTGTCTTCTCAAATCTATTCAGTATTGATGTTTTTTCAGCCCCAAAAGTCAATTCACCATTTTTGAACTGATATACGTTAATCCAACCGCCTACTGTATTATACCGGTAAATTCTTACTTCTTGGTTTTCAGCTATTAATTCCAACATAACCGTTATATTTTATGTGTTTATACTTTAATAGAAAAATCTCTCATCGTTACTTCTAAACAGCCTGTAACCTATGTACAGGCTGCCAAATAGTATTACTATCTCTATCATGGATCAATTAGTAGCGAATAAAGAATGAATAAACTCACGCCCTTTTGAAGTCCAAACTGTTTGCATCTGTGTTCCGGTACTACCGTCCAGTCTGGTGTAGGTTCTCGGTATAGATTTCGTATACCCTTTACCGTCATACTTGGCAGTAAGAAGCCACTGCCCGTTTTGTTTGTACTGAATACCCATTTCTTTGAGCTTCTTGTTTAGCGTTTCAGCACCCCAGCCGTATTCTTTGGCTATTTGGGTAGTGGTATATGTCCCCTCTGATGAAATGTACTCGTTGAAACATTTGATTTTTGGGGCTGACTGCTTAACTTCATTAGTCAGCAGGTTAATTGTTTCGCCTTGTCGGGCATTCTCTTCCTGTAAGTTCTTTATACGCTCTTCACGTTTAGCCAACGTAGCATTAGCGACAATCAGTGCACGAGCCATTATTTCATCGACTGTATCATCTTCTTTTGTAGCAATGTAACCGCCAGTTTTTCGGATAGAGGGCAATACCTCTTTTGTTACCCACCGCTTGAAGTCTTTTGCAGTAGGTAGCTTTGAACCGAAAACAAGCGAATAAACGCCTGATTCATTAATCACAACAGTTTCTTGTATAAACCCCTGATTATCAGGGACGCCCCATTTTAGGGCATCCTCATTATCAACATGTTGGCTTATTGCGTTACGTGGTTTTGCATATCCTAAACAGGTTGCTACATCGTTACCTACAAAATACGGGGCGTTATTAATTTCTAAAGTTCTAACGTTCCCGAATTGCGGATTGCTGAAAATTTGTACATTTGCATTCATAATTCAATTTTTATTGGATTTATCAAAGAGGCTTACTTGGTCGCCAAACTTTGCAGAGCCTCTTTGATTTATTAATACTAAGCTATATTGATAAGATTTGCTTTCTTGAAAGACCTATATTCACCCTTCTCTGTATCGAAATAGGTAAATAGCGTTTCATTTGGCTTTCTGCCTGTACCTGATGTCGATGGTAATAACTTGTCTTGCAAAGAGCCAAAAGCCTCTCTAATTTCGCCTGAAACTTTACGATAGTAAAACCTTACTATCGTATTCTTCATTGCCTGTTTGAGCTTGTAATTAGCCCAAGCGACCTTCATAGCCTCACTCATGGTGTAGCCGTTCTTTCTCACGAATTGCCAAGCAAGATTTAAAATCTCTCTTAATGCGTTTTTTAATGATGTTGCCATAATACTTATTATTTTATGTGTTAGTACTACTTTGTTGTTTTATTGAACAACTTTCATGACGCAAAGTTATATTATAAAACAACATTAACAAGAAAATGACTGTTAAATATTGTTTTATCAAACAACTTTTCTCTCATTTGTTGTCTTATGATACATTTTTAGTATATTTGCACAGTTATATTAAAAAAGAACGCTTATGGATTTAAGACTGAAAGAAGTATTAGATGAGAAAAATATGTCTTTAGTATCTCTGTCAGAGAAAACAGGCATAGAAAAAGGAAATTTGAGCGCCATCGCTAATAATAAGAAAAATCCAACTGTGGAAACTTTATCTAAAATAGCTGGCGCTTTGAATATTCCCATTACAGAGTTATTTGAGAAGCCAAACACCGGTGATATTATTGGTTTCGTAAGGGTCGGCGATACCGTACATGAGGTTAAGTCTGCGGAAGATGTGAAAAATTTAGCTGGAAAATTATAAACTAATAAAAAGATACAATGCAAAAATATGATTTTGTACAACACTTAAAAGTAATTGTCGAGGAATTAAAATCAAAAGAAATAGTTGCTCTTTTTGAAGAAGGGTTTAAGGAAGAAGCTGGTAGTCCAAAAATTACAGAATTTGGAAAGATACTACCTGTTTTATTTTCTAGTAAAGGGAATTATGAAAAGTTATTGTTAAAACCTGATTATGCAGCTTTACTTGAAAAAATTAATGTAAAAGCTATGTATTCTGATGAAAAATTGGCTAAAATATCTACAAGATTACCCACGGTACGTATTAATGAAATTTTTAAATATCTAGTATGTGTTCAGATGTATGTTTTCCATAAGTCTTTATTAGAAACTAATTCACTTGCTGAATCTTTGTTGTTATCTGATTTAGTCAATAAGGGTTATGAAGCTTCAATGAATGAAGGTGTCCTTATGTTTCAGGTAGTAATCGAACAAGACGGTCTAAATTCAGAGGATTATATCAAAATATTTATTGCATTACAAGAGCTAGTTAAAAAAATTGGCGAGGTTTTATATGGCAAAGAGGAAGAATATAAAACAGATATAATTCTTTTAGATAGTGGAAGTGATACAAATGTTGGAATTAAAACCAAAACAGAAATAGCAAAAGCTATATTTGATTTATTTAAAGAGGTATGGGATTATATTACAAGTTTTAGTTTTAACAGACAAGACCGAAAGAATAAGGCGTTATTAGAGTCCCTTTCTATTAGAACTGAAATACAAAATAAGGTTGATCAAGGGACTATTTCTGAAGAAGAAGCGCAGGAGTATATGCATTATATTAAAACACGAACAGATAAACTTATAGGTTTAAAAACCTTACCCAAACAAATAGTTCTTCAAACAAATAATCAACCTAACAGAAACCTACTGGAAGACCTTAAGGTTAAGGGGTTATTAACTGGAGGAAACGAGAACGAAGATTGAAAAAATAGGCTATATAGCGGTAATTCGTCAAAGATTGCCGCTATTCTCTTTTAATCACCGCAATACTGACTACCCATATAACCCCTACTGTTTGCGTTGTAGCAGTCAGACCAAGTAAGCCTACCATTAATATGAGAAGTGCGTTCTGCGGGCTTATAATTAGCTATCACAACCTTCACCTTAGCCTCACGTTCTTCTTTGAACTTAACTTCATCTTTAGCCCAGCCCCAAGCGAGTTTTAGACATTCGCCAAAGGTTCTACCCATTCTTGAATTACTTCTGTAGAAGCGATGGGCGTCTTTCATGATTTGGGATAAGTTGTAGCGTTTCATAATTGTATGTTTTAGCGTTTATACTACTTTGTTGTACTTCGATGACGCAAACGCACTATTTAAATAGTATAATTCAAAAGAAAAGAACTATTCAATCAGTATATTAACCTTATTTAGTACTATTATAATAGTACAATATACAAAGAAACGTACCTTTGTATAAAATTAAAGTACACGATTATGAATCTAAGAATTACCGAACACTGTAAAATGCAAGGTATCACCTTACAGGAATTAGCTGATAAAATGGGGGTAGCTCGTTCGACATTAGCTAATACATTATCAAAAGGCAATCCTACCATTGAAACCCTTTCTAAAATAGCGGATGCTCTCGGAGTAGAAATTACAGATCTTTTCGAGAAGTCTTCCGACGAAGTAGTAGGAGCTATCCGGATCGGAGACAATACCCATGTTATCAATAGCAAGGATGATATTAAGAAGTTAGCAGAGAAATTGTAATATGAAATTGTTTAAATACAGAAGTGTACTGCATAGAGATTTGCTGACATTAGTAAACAATCAAATATATGCTTCAAGTGTTGCAGAGCTTAATGATCCTTCCGAATGTATGTTTGATACTTCCGATCATTTTGCCAATGAGGAAATGGAACCAGAATACTATATGGCACTAGAAGATCGCAAAATTCAAATAAGAAAGGAGACAGATAAAATAAAAAGTAATTATGGAATTATTTCTTTTTGTAAGTCTGAAACAAATGAGTTGATGTGGGCATATTATGGAAATGACCACAAAGGGTTCTGTATTGAATATGATATTGACATTTTGAAAGAACAAATGATCCCATACTACTTGTTAGAAATCAAATACCAATCCAGCCTGCCAACATATAATTTCCGCAAATGTATATTCAATCACGATAATACAATTAAATCATCCCTAGGTGTAAAATCAACATTTTGGGCACATGAAAAAGAAATGCGATTAATTATAAAAAGGCAAGGATTAAAAACGATACCTACTGAAGCTGTTACTGGCATTTATTTCGGACTTCGAATGCCAGAATCGGATAAAGAACTGATAATAAACTCTTTGAAAGGTAGAGATATCAAATATTATCAAATGAAACTCAAGCCTAATAGCTATCTACTAGAAGCAGAGTTAATTAAATAAAGTACTAAGTTTAAGATGGAGGAATAAAAATATAGATTTTTGGTGATATCACCAAAACATGAATACTTGTAAAGATATGAACGACACAATAAAATGGTTTATAGCAGGTTCTAAAGCATTGCAAGATGAGCGCGATCTTTGTCGTGTCATTTTTGGGAAAATGCAAAATAAATGGGAAAAGCCTTGTATTGTTAAAACCTTCGAAGATTTCCAAACATCTCTCACGAAAGACAACATAGGAAGACAAGCTGATTATAATAATTTTATTCGCAACGAAGCAGATGGCATAATTTTTATATTTGATGATTATGTAGGTGGGATCACTATGGATGAATTTGATATAGCATATAATAGCTTTAAAGAAAACAACCGCCCACAAATTCATGTATATTGTCGAAAAGCCGATAATATCTCCAATCCGGATATTGAACAACTAAAAGCACGCATGAATTCACTTCATCAGTATTATTGTGAATATAACGACAAAAAAGAGCTACAAACTATAATCAGTAATGATATCGATAGGTACATAATAGAGGCCAACAACAGAAACAAAAATAATGTTGTATCTCTATCTGAAGATTCTTCAAATAATACCATTCTTTTTGCAGGAACAGTAACTATACCTATTATTTTATTACTGTCATTTGCATATTGTTGTTGGTTATCAGCAAAGTCTATTACCATGCTCATACCTACTTTCCCATTTGTAATTAATCTGTTTATTACTGCGTCATTCTTTATAATGATGATTATAGGAGAAGTAAACTTATTAAAAGGCATTTTTAGAAAGCAACATTCTAAATACAGCCTCAAATTAATCATCTCCAGCATTAGCTTTTATATGATATGGGCAATACTTTTAATTCCAACATGTACTCATTCTTTGTTCTATAATAAAAATCTAATCGACATAGTACAAAATGACATCAGATTAACCAAATCTTATTTAAGTTTAATCAACGAAAGTCCATGTAAATTTTCCGACAAAATCAAACATGAAATAAACGAAATGGTAAAACTTGAAAAAGCACTTATACTTTTAAAATATGATAATAAAAATGTCCAAGACAATCATATTAAAACAATAGACTCTACCTTACTTGTTTCTTACAAAACCATTAAATTACATGCCCAAAATATCCATTTTAATAATGAATATGATGAATATACCTATATGTCAGATAATCCTCAGACAGCACATCAAAAATTACAAAATATGATAAATGTATGGATACATTATTTCTTTACCGCAGAAAATCATTATAATGTATCGGGATGGATTTTTCTTTCCATCATTTTATCTCTCATTCCATGTATTTGCCTTTTTCTACTCAAACTTTACTACCCTATGAATAGATTAAAAAAAATGGAATGAACATTGTTATAAAACAATTATAAAGCATTTTTTATCTTCTTAATACAATATCCAACCAAAATATATTCAACATATTAAAACCAGATTAATAAAATCAAAGAGATATAAAAGCAATAAATATCAGCAAAGCTGGAGTCATTCCGGCTTTTAATTTACTCTCTAATCATCTCCCTTACCAATTCCCTGTTTATCGGATCATCCCCATTTATCACCTCTCCTACACTCTTTCCAAGCAGTTTTCGTTCTTCTTCACTTAGGTAGATGGTAGTTATAGCATCTGCCATAAGCATTTTAAGATTGGCATAACTGATCTCCCATAGAAGATGATTCATTTTCCACCCGTAACGTTGACAAGCAAAATCAATCATTGTTCCATAGATACTCCTTCCACCAAAGGTTATACTACTATTATCTTTCTTTACTGAGGCGATTCTTGTGCGCTCCTGGCGCTCTTTATCTATTCCGAAGTATTTGATATACTCTTCTGTATTATCACTTGAGAGAACAAGAGTAAACAGTGTAACTAGTTCTTCCAAATCCAGTTTATCTACAAACAAATTCACCCGATCATCTATCTGGACATTATCAAACAGTTCTTCTTTTCTATTGAATGTATGATAGGCTAAAATGCGGCAGACAACATCTTTCTTCCCGGTACACAAACGTAATGCTTCCATATATGGATTACTGACCAACCCTTCTTCATTAGTCTCCAGACTTTTCAACAGCCTAGCTAAAATATATGTCTTTCCTAATGTAACAGGATATATGTAGAAATGCTGTTCATCAACAATAAAACCTATTGGCTTTTCAATGATTGTATCAGCAATACCCATTTCAAGTATTTCTTTATCTTCCATGATGTAGAGTTTTATTAGAACGGTTTCCTGGATTCGAACCAAGACTTCAAGTCAGGGAGACTTATGTACTACCGTTATACGAAAGCCGCAGATGCGGGATGAGGTGTGTTACATCCCGCTTTTCTTTATACTCCTGCTTGATATACGGTGACAACGGAAGTCTTTCCATCAGCCATGATACTAATATTCGCAGCTCTAAGAGCACCTGTATTAGCAGAGGTTTTAACTGTTACGGTCTTTGAAGCAACAGCAACAGTCGCCCATGATTCACTTGATACAGCAGCAACAGCTCCTGTAGTGGTTACGGTGATAGCCTTCCCTGTAGTATCAGCCTCTTTCTCAAATACAAGAGAGCTAGGAGCCACTGGCAACTGTTGCGCAGTGTAAGGTTTAACCTGATTGCCTGTTTTAGGTTTCAGGACATCAGCAGTGTACTTCCATTTCTTACCTTCAGCGGTGTCGAATGTATCTTCAACTGATACTGTAGAACGTTCAATCAGGAAGCCTTCGCATTCTGGGTTCTCCGGTGTCAGACGGAAAGCGTATTCCTCCGCTACTACTCCGTCTACATCTTCGATAGGTTTAGAGCGACCAAGAGCCGCACGAACCTCGAACTCGAACACATAGGTATTCTTTGCATACTTCACGGCTTCATTCTCACCGCCTTCTACTTTGGCTTCCTTCTTTTCACCTTTGGTTGGTGTCAACTTGGTAGAGTTCTCCACCGGATCATAAGGAAGTTTGGTCCATGTGGTAGGTGCAGCACCATCAGCCCCACACTTGCCAAATTCAATTGAGGGTTTACCCCATGATAATTGTGCCATAATCTTTATTCATTTACTTGTTTATACAATAATTTGTTATTGATGAAGTGTTCGTTTTTACCGTTCACCTCCATTACCCTCTGTTTATCCAGCGTAAAGCGGTAATCTTCTCCACGTTGCACTTCAAGAAGTTCAGTAGCCAATTTACATAATTGACGAAGCCGGGACGAATTCTCTTCGGCCTGTCCATCTCTTACGTCATCAGAAACATAGATATTCACATTCACAAAAGCCTCCTGAACTTGACCGCTACCGTTTTCAAGTATGGAAATTACAATGTCCTCTTTATTGGAATTAGCTGGACGTCTAGTTTTTTTCAACTTTCCAGTAACAGCCTTTTCAAGTGCAGAGCCTTTGATTATTTGGTAAATATCATCCTTTATTTCAATATCTGATTTCATCTTACTGATTGGCCTTTAAGTTTCTCCATCACATTATAAAATTCAGAATGAGCCAATAGTTCAGCAGATGCAAGAACAGATTTACCATCTTTAGCTTCTACATATTCAGCATAGTTCATCCCGGCAACAACGATTAAGGCATATCCATTTGAATACTTTCCTGCAAGTTCTTCCGCTAGTTCTTCGCCAATCTTCGAACCTTCAAAGCCATTTAATACAGTTTCAAACCCTGTTTTCTTGACTACCTGACCATGGACGACAACGATATAACCAATAGAACTTCGCAGATTTCCGGTCTGGTTGAACCAACTGTCTTCTTCTGCCCTGTCTCTAGCTTCAGCTATGCACATATCCCCAAGATTGGATAATGCCTGAATAACAAGTTTATCATTCTTTACTGCTTCGGAAGCAAACAGAGCATCAATCCCTGCCATTGGTGTTGTCATCTTTACACCCATAATCTTGCATTTAGTTGCCCTCTATGAAACCCTTGCACCTGTTTCTCTTCAACTACAACCCCATCTCTCAAAAGACGGATGATATCACCATACTCGAACTCCCTACAATTCTGGTTCAGATAAACCACATACTGATACACGTATGTTTTACCATCTTCGAAAGCAATAGTATTGGCTTTACCATTCGGTTCGAATCGACAAGGAATATCACCCTCAAAGTGAGAATCACCAGGATGATAATCACCTATTTCATCCTCATACTCTCCGATGGTTACTTGATACTGTAATATGTGAGGTCTGAACTGTGGAATCATAATTACCAAAGATTAGATACATCCTTAATCACACTAAAGCCTACCAAAGCAGAAATTTCATCATTCAAGGTTATTCCATATTTCTTAAGCATCAAAAGACCATAATTTTTGATAGCATCAGCCCCATAAGATATGGAAACCCCACCTTCACTCATTGATGTAGGATGAAGAATATTTTTCTCAATAAATCCATCGATTAAGACCGAAATCGTTTTCTTCATTTCATCTGTCATTTCTGCTTCTGTCTTTATTACAAAATCAACAGCGAAATCAGAAGCTCCCGCATCGGATATTTCACCGATATAAGAGAACCTCTGCTTTATGTATTCAAGTACAGTCATCTTAGTATGGTATAATCAATCTACTGTATACCGCATTACTATAATGTGTACAATATTTCGATTTATAGATATACCGGAACGGACATTTAGGGACAACAACCGTCTTACTTTGTATAGCCGGACTTTCCGCAATCATAATTGCGAGCCGAGGTACTGTTAACACCCAATAATCCATAGAGACGATTACAGTATCATTCTGAATCATAGGAAGACCAACATCAACTACCATAACATCTGATTTGGACAGAATAGACTCGCTAATACTTGATGCCTGTACACCCAACGAAACCAAAGACATCATCAAAAAGCCGCACATGGCAAAAATAAAATTCTTCATTTCTTTACTTATTTATAAAATTAAACAGTGGAAGGGTAGAAACACTACCCTAGCCTTTTACATAATATCAAGGGCTTCTTTAAGCTCGGCCGTCTTCTCTTCATCCAAAGCAGTAATATTCGCAATAAGAGTTTCCTCCTTCATGTTCATTGATGCTTTCTCACCGAGAGACTTCAAAATATCAACCAATACCTTTTTCTCAAACTCTTTATCAAAAAGAGAGATTGTTATCTCCTTCTTTTTTTCAATACACTCTACAAGTTTGCGTTCCTCCAAATCCTGCACACGTACTTCATCTTCAATCTCGATCACTTCACCCAGATTATAGAGCTGATGAGTGAACGTATCACGAAAAACAGCTATTACTTTTACTTTCATGCCTGTATCGTTTTAGAGTCCAACGTATAAATTCTATCAACATTATTGATGATGGGAACTACCATAGCTTGAGAGGAAGTGAATTCTCTCAATGGATCATTCTTTGAATACTTAGACAGTAATACAAATTCGTCCGCTACCTGGTATTCAACTCCTGCAACACGACGGGTTGTTTCTGCGGTATTGGTCCATACCAAAGAACCAAGCTTTTCATCACAGGTGAACACTACCATACCCTGCTGCCAAGGAGAATGAGACTTCTTAACACCATTAAGTTCAGTCTTTATCTTACGAGCAACACGATGGAGCGTCACGTCCCACTTAGTTTTTGCGACCTGAGCAGCTTTTTCAAAGTCCAAAGTTGGAACGCCAATACCCTCCTGAGCAGTGACTTTATTATCGAAAGCATACTGACCGCGTACCTGTTTACTTTGATAAAATCCTTTCAATGCAATATCATCCAGCCAAAGGTCAGTGATCGTATTCTGGTCTTCCAAAGCTTTATCAAATACCTTTTGCATATCATCCAAAGGTTTTGAAGTATCAGGATTATCCCACAGAACAGACACTCCAAATTTATTGGCAGTATAATAACCAACATCAATACGAACACCGGTTCCATTATTGCGTTCGCTTAAACCAATACCGGTTGACAATTCAGAAAGAAACATGTCTTCAATGCGCTCCCAAACTCCTTCAAGACAACGAGGGAGATCATTGAATATCTTATTTACAATCTGATTGATTGGCATATTCTGAGCGATCATAGCATCAATATCCTTCATCTGCTTTTCTGTCAGATAAAGTTTCATACCAAGCTTTGGAATCTCCCCGGAAGCAGTTTCGATAGAGTCACGAGTCTTCAACGGAAGTTCGGAATCTAAAGAAACCACATCTGCAGCCACTCTGTTATACTCCGCCAAGATACTTGACCAGCGTCCATCGGCTGAAAAATCAGGTGTAAGCAACGTCTTATACATGTAAGGAAGCTGGTTAGCTCTCTTTTCGTTCAATCTCTCGATAATGGAAATTACCAATTGAGGGAAGAATCTTTGAGTATACTCTAAGTAAAGTGATTTTTCCATTTATTATGCCTCCTCGTCTTTAATGAAATCAATATGAGGGCAAGCTGCCTTGAATGCATCCAGAACGGAAGCCATATCATAGGGCTTTGCCACATCGTTTACTTCTCCCCACGTCATGATTGACGCAAACGGTTTTGCAGTACGAATACTACGGTACAGTACTCCTGCGTAACTGTGCCCCTCCGGTAATGCTGCATAAGCATCATTTGTCACGGGCATAGGTTTATACGTCCCATCACTATCCTTTCGGATAATAATATGACCGGCTTTAATTACCTTTTCCGAAAAACCGGTAACATCGAGCGTCCGGCCACCTTTAATGCCGGAAATGTACTTCTGAATGACGATTGAATCATCACCGAAGATTATCTGCTCTCTTTCATTGTTTAAATTAGCTTTTGTCATCCTGTTGTTTTTTTATTAACCGACTAATGATCTGGCAATTGCATCTACTTCTCCCTTATCTGGCTTATTATCTGACAGAGGGAATGATGTTTTATTGCCTGGTAGTAATTGCGCCTTAACATTGTTCGCTACCGTAGTAAGGTGAGAAGTGATTGCTTCCTCATTTGCATCGGATGCAATAGAGAAGCCTTCTTCAATTCGCCACTGTGGTATGCCCAATTCTTTGGCTTTGGATACGATCAGATTGCTCCGTTCAGCAACTGTCTTTTCAGCCTTAAAAGTATCATTCTCTTTCTTGATACTGTCCAAACCCTCCAGAAGAGTCTTATTCGTATTAAGTAACTCTTGGATTGTTTTTTCAGTGGCTGCTTTTTCTGCCTTGTACCATTCCGGCATATCCTTTTCTTTCTCCCGTTTAGCCTGTTCTTCCAGCTTTTTAGTTTCTTCCTCGGCCTTCTTCTTTGCTTCTTCCGTCTCAAGCTCTTTTTTAGCATCAGCTTTAGCTTTGGAAACAGCATCAGTAACACGCTTGTCACTCGTCTTCTGAAGGTTCTCAAGGAAACCCTTTTGTGCAGAAATAACAGTGTCGATGTTTTCGTCAGTAACAAGACCGATAGCCGAAAGGCTTTCGGCATGTGCCTGCAGAATAACATCTCCTAATCCAAGATGGGAGAATTCTTGTTTTAGCTTTTGGAAAATCTTTTCTTTCATACTGTATGATTTTTATTTTCAAATTGTGAAGGTAAAAATACCTACAAAAAAGGTTATTGGTAAATATTTAGAGGCACGATTCACGACAATGAACTAATTGTCGTGAATGGGGTGAAGTTGGAAGAAATGAATAGAAAAGATATTATCAGATAGTGTGAAGTTCACTAAAAAGAGATTGTGGAGAAGTAGCATAAAAAAGGCGTGAAGTAACAAGATCACGCCTAAAATATTATAAAAATTATGCCTATTCGAGGCAATTAATAATAACCAGACCATTTTATCACATCAGACATTTACAAATTATGAATTTTCTCTTTGTGATAATTCTACTAAAAATGAATCAATAAACGCCAATAAGCCATTTTCGTTGTTAAAATCAAAGTGTTTGATTATATCAAACCGATTATTATTATAATATTCAAATCCAACTAATGATTTGGAAGTCTCAAAATATTCCAAAATGTCACATTGTTCATTGGGCTCCCAAAAATGAACATAATACCCTTCCTCATTGCACCAAATATCCATTTTAAAATATAAAGTCCCAATAGTATATCCCTCAAAAACCATATCAGTACCCTTATATCGCCAAACCTTTGCAAAAGGAGAGTGATTTTCTTTATATCTATCCTCTAGCCTAATCGCCATATATTCGGGCAAATCATTCATCATATTTCTGATTGACTTGGCAGTCTTAAGATTCTCTCCATCCATCAAAGAATTATAAAACTTCTCTAAAATTATTGTATCCATTATATTTGAATTTAAATATGTTATTAAATCTGCATACTGACGTAAAATAGCTATGCAATTCATATTTTGCGCCTGTAATATTGCTGGTTTAATCCAGCTATCCACGAGGTTTATACCATTATCCAATGAATAAGCAGGTATGATTACTAAATGTTGGTGCACATTTATTTTATCCTGTTTTGTCCAACTACTTTCATCAGGCCGTTTAGATTTATCTAAAGGTAAATAAACGATGGCATCTATTGTAAAATTAGATGAGACCAGATCATAATAACGAGGTAGTTGGCGAACCATATCTCCAGCATTATTTATTTTATTCTCAATGATAATGGCTCTTTTAGTAGTTTCTGATTTTATCAAAATATCGATTTTACCTTCTTCTCTGACTACTTTGGCATCTTTAAAGTCGTCTTTTTTAATTGTTTTCCCAGCCAAATTAAGCATTTCTATGAATAATTGTAAGAACAACGATTTTTCGTTATGTTTTTCCGTGGGATCAAGAAATGCCTTGATAACATCTGAATGATAGTTTTCACGATAATAAATATCAGAGGTCAAGCGAAAAATATTAAACCCAATATCAGAAATATATCTTTTGGTTTTATCATAGTCATGAGCAACTATTCTAAGATTTGCTAATAATTGAGAAATATTTGCTATATGTGCATCAGTAATCTTCTTCCAAGTTGATATCATCTTATTATTCTATTTTGATTCCCTTGTTAAATCAAATTTGTTGCAGACAACTCCTTTACTAAAGATTATACATCTTTCTAAGTTTTCTCAAACTGTTGTTTGAAAGGTCTATGAGCGCCGACCGCATAATGTCACAACCGACACTCATTTCTAAGAATATGTTCTATACTCCCAACACTATATTAGCATCAATATTCAATTTTCGGCTTATCTCACGTGCAACCTTCAAAGTTGGTTCACACTTCCCTGAAATATAATCGCTAAGACGTGAAGGACTAACACCAACCAACTGTGCAAGTGATTTTTGATTCAGTCCCATTTCGTACATACGAAGTTTAAGAACATCTACAAGCGTTGGCTCTCCCAAGGCGAAATGTTCTTCTGAATAATCAGCAACTAAATTAGAAAGAAGCTCCAATTCTATAGTATTCGGATCGTCCAAAGGAGTATCGTCTTTCACTAATGGAAGAAGCTCCTCTACTCTTTTTACTGCCCATTCATACTGGGCTTGATTTTCTATTTTTGTCATAATCCTAAATATTAGCGCAATCTATTTTATCATATTCTTTATGAGTACCAATAAAGCGAACATACACAAACTTAACAGTAAACTTAATGACTACTACCAAACGATAGTTATTGCCTTTAATATTGAACACATAGTGCTGGTTACCTACATTATCTACACTATTAAATGTTTTCTTGACATCAGCATAACAAGTCCACTCACTTCTTTTAACGATAGTAGCCCATTCTTGTAAAGCTACCTTTGAATCAGGGTGATCCTCTGCATATTCTTTTAACGCTTGTTCTGTAAAGATTCTCATTGGTTACTCAATTATTATATGACAAAGATACGAATACAATTCTATAATCCAAAATTATATTCTGATATTTATAATTTTTGCTATAAAAAATAGTGGTAATTCATACGAGTTACCACTTTATGCTCTATCTTTTCATATACGAAATTTATACCTCCTATTTTTTTAGACTACGCATTCAAAATAAGATCATTTTTTAAGATATCTCCTTTCTCATTTCCTTTTTCACTCCTTATTCTTTCAACTTCTTCTTCTGGAGCGTCAGTCAGCGCCAGCATCTGAACAACCTGTTCAAGTGATGCTATTCCATCAGTATATAATTTACCGATAGCATTCCATGTTCTTTGCTTATCTTCAGTAAACGGTTCAGAGAATTCAAAGGAGATTTCCAGCTTGTCCAATCCTGCTGTTTTATCCAAATGGAGATACTTCAAGATACTTATAATTAGATTCTTTTCTCTATCTATAAGTTCTTCATACATTTCTTTCCGGTTATCCCTCTTAATATATCCCAAGATCATGGCATTCTTGATTGCATCCCCGGAGAGAGTGCCCATGCCTTTAATCTTATCGAAAGAGAAATCAGGAGTAAAGGTATCAAACAGGATGGAATCATTCAAATCTTGCTTCTCTGCCTCTCTGGTTTCAGATGATTGCGGAGGATTGACATATTCGAACTTTGAATTAGCCCCTTGGCACTGAATCAGCTTACCTGGTTTATTAGGATCCGACATCATATCAATAACATCGGCGGATGCAACTGCTATAGGATCGGCAAAGTAATTGTTGGTATCTCCTACCTTTGAATCCAAAATCTCTTCACGCTTTAATCTTGGTTCCGCTCCATCCCATGCTTTGGGTTGACTATAATACAGTACATTAATCTTTCCTGTAGGGTTCGGATAAGATTCTACCTCATACCCAATATTTCCTTTCCGACAAAAGAAAAGCATATCTGGTATCTGAATATCCCAGTGCTGAACAGTTTTACCGTTTTCTTTTAGTTTGTACCCATAAGCGAAGGCAGTCATGTTCCCATACTGGTCAAACAAAGGACGGAGTTTATAGCCATTGGAACGGGCCAGCACCATACTTCTTACCTGCCGTTCTCCTGTCTTATCATCTCTATACAGATGGTAGATCTTGGCTGATTCCGTTTCAGCACCAGCCAGCCTTTTCGCCTGTCTTATAGTGGAATTGAAACGAGTACTCTTAATGAAGTCCATAAACAAGGCGAACGCTTCGTCAGAGCCGTTTTCTTTCTTCCATCTGATGGGATTTCCAAGCAAGAAGAACAATTCTACTTCGTTGATGTATCTTTGCCGGGATCGCGGGAGTTTTTCAGTAATATAATCATCGGATTTTTTTCGATATTTGTTAGGTCTGGACATTACCTCATGTGTTTGAGGATTATACTCCTTGATAGCAGAATCCACTTCATCATCCCGGCTCTGCATCATATCAATAGCCGTTTCAATATCTCCATCCTGGATCAGTTGATATAAGTTCCGCTCTACACCTGCCGAATTCAAAGCCAGATTGCGGAAGTAAGTCATTATTTGTTGTAGGTAGTTATTCATATCATTATTTTAGTAGATTCCTAAATCTGATTTACTGACGTTTTTGGGTTTTATTATCCGCCCGAAGATATGCCCATTAACATAATAGCGGGTAGCATCTTCTCCATGGTTATCGTGATCTTCAGGTTCGTTGACAAAGTTCCCGTCTTTATCTTTCGCCCATATGTAATTGCGTTTTTCCTGTTGCAAGTTATAAGAACGTTTGGTTAGAAAGACATTATCAAAGTCTTTTATCCGTTCTATGCCTGCAACTATTGAACCAGCTCCTTTCTGTACTGGATATATTATAACTCCTCCATTAGCTATTTCTTGTATCAATCTGGGGTCGGCACTATCAGCATAAACATGAAGATTCTCTTTTTTCAATTCCCTTATCAGGTCAGACACAAGCATTCCTGTTTTATAGAATACTTCATCAATATACAAATCATTATTGACAATTCCACACTTAACACAAGCTGATGGGTCATGTGTAAAACCAAAGTCAAGTCCAAGAGCCACTTTTTTAGCATAAGGAGGAAATTCATCAACAATACCCCACTTCTTGAACACTGCACCTTCTGCCACGTCAGCCCACCGACCGATAACCACATGAGCGTATTTTTCGGGGTTGTTCACCTTCATGTCCTCGACCTCTTTCAAGAACTCAGGAGAAAGATTCTCCAAGTTATCAAGATAAGTCGTATGAATATGAAGCACATTCGGATGAGTGGAAATTTGAACCTGTACACCATCAATCTCTACCAGTTTGTGAGTGTTCTCAATGTATTTTTTGTAGATGAAGTGATTGGAGTCGCAAGGATTCATTATAATGATGATCCGGTTCTGAATGCCCTTCTTACGGATGGAGAGCATAATTTTGTCGAATTCTTCTTTATTGGTCCATTCTTCCGCTTCATCACAGACGAAAGTAGTGATACCCTGAATGGATTTCAGCTTTGCCGTCTGATTACCCGAAGATGTTTTAATACCCCGGAACATGATACGGCTCTTAGTCATTCTGTTGACTATATCCGTCTTGGTAGTCTTGAAATACTTGGTCGTTCCGTCAAGGTCTATCTTTTCCATCATTTCCGGGATGATAGACATACCGGCGGAAACCATTGTGTAACGGGTATAGAGGATTTGATGTACTATCTTCTCGACTTCCGTCATTTCAAAAGTAAGCCGTTCAATGAAAGTGGAAGCATTGAAGCTCTTACCCGATCCACGCCCACCGGTGATAAGGATAATGAACTTATCCTTATCCTCATACAACGGATGATATATTATCTGGGGTTCTATCATTTCAGCTTATCTTTAATCCAGGAATCAATACTGATGCCGCGGTTTATGTCGGTAGGAATATCAGCTTCTTCATCCTGCTTACGTTCAACCTTCCTCCAATCTTCATCATAATGATACAACCAAACAGACTGCGCCTGTAAACTGGGAGCCAGCTCACCTTCTACAACTTGAACTTCTTCTTCACCTGTTAAATTCCCGTCCCTGTCCTTAATCTTTCTGATAGTGGTGCTTTTTGTCTTGACACCACCTAAAGCCATAGCTAGGAACTTTGCCCGGACTGTTGCAGTTATAGTCGCCCGCCCGCGCGTTAATACTTCACTTAATTCAGAGTACTGACTTTTCTTCTCGCAAAATGTCTGTGGAGCCAATCCTACAGCAAAAGCGATTTCCTTGTCTGTGAACCCCTTTTTTGCATACGATTCTATGAGAGAAAGAAAGTCCTTGTCTGTATAATCAAACTTAGGCTTTCTTCCTCCACGACCTTTTGTATTTTGAGATTCACTATTACTCATAATCTTATCCGTTAGCTAAACCTTTCGAGGACAATCTACGGCTTGCATTTAAAGTAGCACTTGTTATGCGGGCGTTATTAGCTTCATATCGTCTACGATTCACTCCAAGATTATACGCCTCATTTGTTCTGTTAAGACGTGAAATTCTCTGTGATAAAGATTCCTTTCTGTTTCTTCTAACTCGGCAATCCTCCTAATTTTAAGTTATTAATCAATTCTTTCAATTTGCTCATCAAAGATTTCTCCCTTGATAAACTTCATATCCGAATCATAACCGAATCTTTCACAGAAAGCCGCTTTAGCTGCATAAGTATCGAAGGAGAGCATTACATAAGCGTCCATATCTTCGGCTGTCTTCTGTGCGTTCTCTTTAACCTGTTGCTTGACTTCTTTCATGTGGGCAACCTTTTCGGCACGTTCTAATTGCTTAGTGGCTTTATCTGCTTCTTTCAGTTCGGTAACAGGCAACATCATATCAGACAGAGCGTCCGCAATAGAGTTTTCCTCTTCTGTCTGCAATAGGTAGTCAACGCCAATCATATTTAAGTCAGCATCAGTCAGACCAGCGTCTTTCCAGTCAATATCAGGAACAATTTGTGCAAGTGCATCGAAATCCCATGTACCTTGCGCGTTCGGGTTATTCATCAGAATATTTAATTCCTTCTCCTGCTTTTCATCCACGTTTATGACATCGACACGGATTTTGTAGTCGTTATCGGGGAACTTCTGCAATTCATCCATGACCGATAAACGCTGATGTCCGCTGACTACGGTAAGACCTGTACGTTTGTTGACTACAATTCCACCGACCAAACCGAATTTCTTAATACCACGTTTCAATGTCTTGCGTGATTCATCGGATAGTTTCCTTGGATTATAGTCAGCAAAGTGAATGGCAGAACGGTTAAGTTCTACCGATTCGCTCTTTATGTATTTTGATAGTTCCATGTTATCCATTACTTAAACCTAATCCACCACTGCGTCCTTGACGAGCAGATCTTGAATATCGTTGGTAATTACTCCGATTCCCAGCATAATTTAAACGGCTTAAATTACGATACATGGCACCACCGATACTGTTAATTCTTGCCTGCCTTCCTGGATTACCGGCTGCAGCATTACTCAAACGATTTGTTTGTACGCCTATATCAGCAGCACTTTTCATTCTTCCTCTTCTTCTATTTCTGACTCGGCTATTTGTTTTTTATTATTATACTCAAATAAAATTCTTTCACTCATTGGAAATACCCGATAAATTCGTTGTAAATCCTGCGGATAGTTCTCTTTTAACCAAAGCATACAATCAAGATTAAACCCCACTCCCGAGCTAGCCTTTAAAGAATACCTAACCGGTTCTGGCAATCCGTGTTGTCTCATGTATGCAAGAATATCCATTTGTGTCCAGTCGGCCAAAGGATAACATAAGCCGTTATTCTCGTATCCGTTAGCTTCATACCCTTTCAGCATCAAACGTCTATTCATGCCATCGGCTTTTTTCATTCCCAAGAATGTGTAATAAGCACCATACTTTAACTGCATAGCTTGTACTATATCCGCAAGTTTCAGCAACTTTACTTTTGGATTAGGGACACAATACAACCCGCCACGAAGAATGTAAGTAAGGTTCCAGTGAGGTACTTGCACGAACTCAATCTTTGGATATTTGGCTTTAGTCCAGCCAATCCACCGGTTAATGTGCTCCAAGTCCTTAACAAAGTACATAAAGACACATACGATACGATCAAACTTTGGATAGATTAAATCAAGCAGAACAAGCGAATCTTTACCGAGTGATAAAAACAGTAAAGCCTCATGCGATTTTACTCGAATGAGGTCTATATATCGGTTCGCTTGCTCTACCTTATTCATAGCTAACCACCTGATAATCCAAATGAAACACGGAGGTCACTGTAACGCTGTCTACGTGAACCTAACTGGGTGGCACTTGCCGTCCCCCTACGATTGGCTACTAATCTACCGCCAGCCCCTGCGCCATTCATGTTTCTGCGCGGTCCGGCTACTCTGTTTACTCTTCTTGCGACTCAGCAATAATTTTTTAATTAAACAATCAATCTATATGTTTCTCTAACACCTTTCCTAAAGTATAGTCCATTTGGGCAGCTAAATATTCTTCGCCCTGATACTCATAAATAATATCGTCACCATTTTCGTCTGTGAGGATTGATGCCTCTGCGTTCTTAACTTCAATGATGATATACGGACGTTTGCCTTTGTATTCGCCTGTAAGAAGTTTAATAGCATCGTACTTGATAGGCTTCAGTTCTATTTCGCCCTCTTCAGGTAGTTCTTCATCAGCTTTATACTCTTTACCGCCACATAGGTAAGTGATATACTTCTTTGCGTTGGTAGGTCTGATTTCACGGTATTCGTGCGTTTTTGTACCTGCTAGAATCTCATCGAAATATTTTTGCTTAATACTAAGCGTTAGAATGTTCATAATCGTGTCTTTTAAATTAATAATTAAGTAGTTGCGGGACAGGGATTCGAACCCCGGACCTTCGCCAAGTCAAAGCGACAAGCTGACCACTGCTCTACCCCGCGATAGTACCTCAAAGATACTATCACAACCAAAGATAACGAAATATCTTCAATCGTTATACACGACAATCGGTTTATTGTCGTGAACTAAGCCCAATATCACGTTCTTCTCTGTATTGTTTCAGCGTTGGGGCTACTGTAGCAAACAGATCACCACTTTCAGTACGGTAGTCATACTGGTACATTCGCCTTACTTTACCTTTTAGTTTTATTGAGAAAGTGCAGTAGTTCTCTTTACCTAGTTGGCAGACGCTACAACCGTTTTTGTTTATTGAGTTCATAAGTTCTTAATTTGTTTGTCCTATAAATATGTATTTTGTGTAACAATTATAACCATTTGATTTGAATTCATGCAAATAACCACCATCTACAAATGAATATGGATAATCTTTAAAAACACGGTGAAATTCTTCTTCTGTGAATACCTTGTCTTTATTCTGTTCATCTGTAGCAAAAGAGTGATTGGCTATATCAGGTGAACACCCTCTAAATCTAGGTGCAAGTATCTCAATTCGTATAATGCCTGTTTTCATAATCGAGTTGTTAAAGGTTCACATATAAACAAGTGAGATCACATTCTTCATCGTAATCGTATTCTAAGGTTACAGGGGCAAAATATTCTTGGATCTTCTTTGCTGCTGTTTCATTTTTACCCTCAAAAGAAAAGGTGAAAGATTTTTTGCCTCTGATTGTTATTTCAACTGGTACGCCTGCTACCTTTGTCATATTATTCTCAAGTTCTTGTTTTGGCATAATCATGTATATTGTGGTAGCCAGAAGGCTACCAGATTAAAAGATTGTTTCTGTATCGAGTTCTACTTCTACTACTAATATTTCTTCTTCGTAGTTTTCTTTCATTTCATCAGCAAATTCATTTGCTAATTCTTCTGTCGAATAAATCCCATGGTTTTCATCACACCCATTACTTAATCTTCTTATTACTACATAAACTGTTTCCATTGTTACATATATTGTGCAGGGCTTTCGCCCTGCTGGTTAATACTATTATTTAATACCGCAAAGTTTTGAAACTTTCAGTAACTCTTTATCGCTCATGAATATGAGGTCGAAGAAAACACCTTCATCAAAAGGTTTGTTTTGTAATATAGCTGCTGATTTCATTTCACTCATAATTTGAGCTATCAAACTACCTTTTACCTTATCACTCATTTTTGTTGCCATAATCGTATATGTTTTAATTGTTATTACTTCGTTTCTGATGATGCAAATATAGTATTATCTATAATACAAAATACTATTTATACGTTAATAAATTATAAAACAGAGTATTATTTATAATACATACTAATAAATAAGTATTTTTGCATCATGGAAGCAAAAGGAGTGATACATTTAGAAATCAAGGTGACTGGATTACACAGATACTTCGGTTCGCCATCGGCTATGTATGATAACTATACAAGTCAAGAACTCGGAATTGCCCGGCAGTCACTTCTGAACTACTGGCAAAAAACAGAAGAACCTTATGAAAATGCTGTTTGCATAATCAGAAAGGGAGAATTAGAACGCAAAAAGAAAAATAAAAACGAATAGATAATGGAAAGAGATAGCAAATGGTTGTTATGGACAATGATAGCTATTGTAATTATCGTAATCGGAGCATCTTGGTTATTGATTGATTACTATATACCAGATTATGATGTTAGAGGACAATTTGGAGACAAATTTGGCTCAGTCAATGCTTTATTTTCCGGATTAGCATTTGCTGGTTTAATATATACGATTATTCTTCAAAGAAAAGATTTACAATTACAGAAAAAAGATTTAGAACTTACAAGAAAAGAACTTGAAGGACAAAAGGAAGAAGCCAAAAAGCAAAACAAAACCTTATTAAAACGGGAGTTTAATACAATGTATTTCAATTTTTTGGCATCAAATAGAGATATAATCAACGAAATGCGAGATAAAAATCATGTAGGCCAGACTTATATAAAATATCTCAATACAATATTAGCATCATATCGCAATTATTCTTATGAGGATACGGATCAAATTAAGAAAGCCTATTTACAGATGTATGAAGAACAAAGGGAACATCTTAGCTATTACTTTAAAAGCTTACATAATCTAATGCATTTCATTAATAATAGTATAGAAATAAATTCCACTGAAAAAACAGCATATTTTAGCATATTAATGAGCCAATTATCAGATTATGAAATCGTACTGTTCTTCTACGACAACATTTACAGAAATTCAGACCATCTCATTAAAACATTAATAGAACATTATTCACTATTTTACAAATTTCCAGATGATTTACTTATTAATCAATTAGACAAATCTCAATATGATGCTTCCGCATATGGAATATGAGAATATATAGACAGAAGCCGGAGCACTAAACTCCGGCTTTCTAATTGATTAGCCCTTTGGATTTTAAACGATTTATTATCTCGGTGTAAAGATACTCTATATCTCCACTAAAATCCCCATAGTTCTGATAGAGAAACACGACATCCGCGCAGTTGTCGGAAATCGTGCTCTTAGACTGAATGCCAAGCACCCTTGACATCTCCTCACGTAATCCTGCAGTCATCTTTCCACCAGCAAGTGAGCTTGGAGAAAACAGGTACAGGATAATAAAGATGAATTTCTTTCGTTGTGTCACACTATCAATGTTAGGAGGGCATCCCCTCTCATTCAACAACCCAATGAATATCCTATAAATTTCATAGATAAGGCTTTTGTCTTTCAAAATCGGTGAGGTCAAAACGTTTTCTTCCTCTGATAATTCAGATTTCTCAATGCGAATCTTTTTAAGACGAATTATTTTATTAAAATCCAATTCCATAGCACGATTATTTAAAAAGTAAATAGTATATTTGCATCATAATCGTGTAAGATTTGGGGAGGATAATATTAGATGTTGGTCGTGCGGCATTAATACTATCCTCTTTTCTATTTATATCTCCATTCAAAACCTTTTGATATTCTTTGCTTGCCATTACAACATCTTCCTTTTTGTTTAGTATTGAGGGTTATTACCTTTTCCCGTGCATCTTCTCACGGAGTTGGTTTAAATTCATTTTTTTATTTTAAAATCGAGTTAATATGTGTACTTTTTCATATATTTACGGCAAAACAATAACACACGATTATGAACCATGATGTATTTATAAGTTATTCATCTCATAAACAGTAAGGCTGCACAGGCTATTTGTCATACATTGGAACAACACAAAATAAGATGTTGGATTGCTCCTCGCGATATTCCTTCTGGATCAGAATATTCGGATATAATTGATGCAGCAATAATTAATTGCAAAGTATTCATAATCATATTTTCAGAATCATCATCCACATCGCTATGGGTTAAAGGCGAGCTTAATGCTGCATTTACCGAACAAAAGTATATAATCCCATTTCGCATTGATGATACACGCTTGACTGGCGGAAATCGCGTCATCTTAAATCAGTTTCATTGGATTGATGCTTACCCAGATTACGAGCAAAAATTTGCCGAGTTAGTCGAGTCAGTATCACGTATCATTGGAAAGCCGAAAAACGAACCTCAACAAGTAAATATCCCTCCAGTTGCAAATTTAGAACAAGCTATAAGATTCATAGGTCGTAATGAGCCTTGCCCATGTGGTAGTGGCAAAAAATACAAAAATTGTCATGGAAGTTCACAAAAAGAATAGCGATCCAGACTTGCGCCTAGATCGCCTTTCAAGTACTTCCCGGATAAAGTCGGTGAAGAATATTCCTTCAAGGGGCTTCTCTTGACGTAAGTGATTAATATAGTCCTTTCTCGCTTGGCGGGTCAGGACCGGTTGTGATAATTGTAATGCTTTGGCCGTATCATTTTAAAGGGTTATCATTGTCGTCCTTATCTAGGGAAGAATCCCCGCTTATCTCTATTCCATCATCACAGGCTTCGTTCTCACAGAATGTTTCCTTTTGATGAAATTCACACCAGCCATCACCGAATGAATCTTCATTGGTAAATAGCTTACACTCGCTGCATACTTGATCTTTGTTCATCACCAAATTGATTTGTTTTAATACTGTTATTAGTTAAAGGGCGCATCCGAATAAAGATTAAAGTGTCGAATTTTAAAATTATTGCTGGAATGGATACGCTCTTTCGTTTTTATTGTTATTTTTGCGATTGTCGAATTTTAAAATTTCATTCATTATGTCAGCACTTATAAATGTTGCATCAAATCTATACATGCCTTCTAGTGATATCTTCGGTCTATACAATAGAGAAATTGTCCACAAGTTATTGGTAAACGTCCAATATGATTTTTCCTTATCATTACAAAAGGCGGTGGATATGTCTATTATGTATATGATAGATTACCGTCCAGGAAACCCTCAGTGCTGTAAAATTCCAGATGGGTACTTAATATTTCTTAGTTCCAAAGGAGACGAATGGTGGAGATGGGTATATCAATTCTCACATGAATATTGCCATAGCTTAATAAACGGAGCATCTTCGGGTGACATTTCTGGGCTTATTTGGTTTGAAGAGACTATGTGTGATCTCTCTTCAATTTACCAATTAAGAAATCTGATTGTTCTTTGCGATAAATCAGTAAATCCTCTGCTACGTGCTCATAAGATAGTTGCCGATCAGTGCCTAGCTGCGAATTTCGGAAAGCCTCAATATAGCTGTCAGGAATATCTATTATCAGTGGCGGACCGGCTTGCAGAATCTGAGTACCATCGGGAAATTTACTCAAATCTATCTGCAACGATGTTCCCCCTATTTGTTGAAAACCCTCACCTATGGAAGATAATTCTTCATTTTGGAGATATGCGTCAGTGGAATTGTTTGAAAGACCTGTTTGCTCATTTACATCAGACAGCTGATGATAGCTATTCAGGCTCACTGAAACGACTGGAGAATTTACTTTTTGCATAATTTATTCCTTTCTATATTTTATTGAACTATTCTACAAATACATTCGATTAGCAACATGAAAAAGGTAATGGCAAAAAGATATTTCCAAAATCGAATTTTCTTTTTAATTCCTTCTTCATACTTTCTATACATCTTGTCAAAAAGTATTTGACAATCATCTTTGTAATACTTAAATTTCTCTTCCACATAGCCTGCAATATCATCAACGATTGCATACTTTATCCTTTCTGGAACAGACATCGGATACCCCCTTTCCCCATAATTCAATTCAGTTATAACGCTATGCCCTACAAGCTCCTCAACACCTCTTATTCTAAATTCCAGTTTGATAGGATTCATACCATCATTGAGATAGTTCCTGAATTTCTTTTCGGCAAGTTTTTCTATTTTCTCACCATTCATTTTTGCCATTCGTTCTATTTTAAGAAAATATGCTTCATCCACAACATAGGCGTTTGAATCAAATTTATATCTAAACTTTATTTCGCTCATATTTATTCAGATTAGAATTAAACTTCCTTTTGGGTTATCAACATCTCTGCCTTGTATCGTTTTCCTTTATGAGTAAACTCGGTGCTTAATGTCGTTTTTGCTGAATTAGCATCTATCGCCATGCTGGATATAGTAATAAGGCTAAATTGACCAATTTTGAGCTTATCTTCTGACTTGGTACTATTGATATATTCAGATAATTTGATATCGATCTGCTCTTGAGACAAAGGTTGATTGGCTTGCCATTCGGCACCAGCCATAAAATCTTTTTGCGTCTCTTTGTATAAAACGCCTCTATCATCAGGATCATATAGCCCATCAGCGTATTCTTTTGCTGCTTTCTCTAATGTCTGTTTCATATCTTGTTTTCGTTATTAGTTAATCTTCATATTCATTATCATAGCAATTACATTCATCAGGATATTCCGCACCACAATTTTTGCAATACAATTCATGTTCTTCTTTTACGCAAAAACCTACGTACCAGCAAAGCCAACCCATCTCAAAAGCCCAATCACGCCAACCGATATTATTTTGATTAGCATAAATGATGATATATGGAAGAAGCGTAATCTTCTTTAATAATCTTGCAGCTTTGAATTTCACTTTCCTTACATTCATAATGTTCCTTTTTCTTATTGTTTTACTCTATTCTATTTAAAATCTCTTTCTGTATAACCTCTTTCGCGTTAAAGTGAAAAAGGCCTTTTTTCAACCGTCTAACATCCTGCATCGGCATTTCATTTATGTAGAAGTAAAAAGCTTCATACGGATCACTGAAATTTCTTGCAAGCGCATTATTAGGCTTGTTGTTCATGTATCGTTCAACGGCGACAATCATACGCTTTGCATAGCCAGGAAACATCTTAAACTCCGTCTGCATCTGCTTGCATCCTGCAAGGGGACAACCAACACAACCATGACGGGAAAGATTATAGGGTGCATCGTAGTACTTGGAATACGGAAGACCGTATTTAAGAATGTAGTTCCAAACGTCACTTTCCGACCAGTTTAGAATCGGCAGAATGTGTTTCGCTCCTTTCATCCACTTACGCGCATCGCATTGTTCTGGTTCATATAATGCCCTCGATTGGCTTTCTTCTGCCCTCATTCCCTCGATTGTACGCTGACCGATACCGTATTGTTCCTTCAACTTTTCACAGCAAAAACGCCTCATTCTGCCGGGCAAACCTTTAGTTTCTATCAACTGAAAAAAAGATTGCTTCGGTTGAAGTATCCGAACCTGTGAATAATTCTTCTTTATAAAACTGATTGTGCCAGGTGGATCAACCGTTGTATTTGCGTAAGAAGCATTATACTTTATGCCGGAACGTTCTGCAAGGTCGAGAATTACAACGCTATCTTTGCCACCGGAAAAGCCTAAACACATCGGATCGTCACGTTCCATACTACGGAGGAAATCGATTGATTGCTGTATTTTCTTTTCTAAAGTCATATATTTAAATTATATTTTTATATTTGTAGGACTAAAATAAAATCCAATAAAATGTACGCTATTATCACACAAAATGATCGATCTGCATGGAAAGACAAAACAGGAGAATTGTATCATCATCCTAAACGCTATCTAAAACTGTTAAAGCCTGGCACTAAAATCATCTACTACAAAGGTCGTTTACAGGAGAAAAAATATGGAAAGTTTCGTCCTACTGTAAAACCGTATTATTTCGGTATAGGAGAAATAGGCAATCAATATATCGACCCTGAATCAACTAAAAATGACTATTACTCTGAAATAATAAACTACCAAGCATTCGACATACCTATTTTTATAAAGGATCATAACGGACAATATTTAGAAGAAATTCCAGATTCACGTAAAAGCAATTATTGGAGAGATGCTGTACGTATCATAACCAAAGAGGTATATGATAAAATATTGTCATTATCCAATATCAATTACAACATAGATAACGTTGAAACAGAATTCACAACTACCATTACTGAAGGCAAAACGAAAAAGATTTATTCAACCAAATATGAAAGAAATCCAAAGTTACGCCAACAAGCCTTAGACATTCATGGTTATTCATGCTCTATATGTGGATTCAATTTCCTTGAAAGATATGGTGAAATTGGACGTGGTTTTATTCATGTACATCATGTTAATCCACTCTCCCAGACAGGTGAACAAATTGTTGATCCGAAAACTGATCTAGTTCCTGTATGTCCCAATTGTCACAGTATGATTCATAGGGATAAAAATCACATTCTAACAATTGAAGAATTGAAACTAATATTCAATATGAATTGAAAAGTAGATTAGCTATATTTGCACCGTTATACGTTAATTGGTAGTTTCATAAAGCACATCCACATAGTCTTGCCATGTCTTCCGGTGGTGTGACCGAACAACGGCTGCCGTCCGATGGCTTTCAACACTTCTCTAACCGTTATCTGGTCTTCATTCCATTTGAAAATGAGAACGCCGTAATCTTCAAGTACTCGAAAGCATTCATCAATTCCTTTTTTTATCACCCTTGGCCAATCTTCGGGAAGTTTACCGTACTTCTTGACCAACCAACTATTTTTGCCAGCCTTTAGAAGATGGGGAGGGTCAAAGACTACCAGCTTAAAGGATTCATCCAAGAATGGCATATCGGTAAAGTCAGATACAATATCCGGATGAACTTTCAGACTTCGACCATCACAAAGAGTATGCTCTTCGTCTCTGATGTCAGCATACAAGGCCAAAGGATTATTCTTATCGAACCAGAACATTCGGCTACCGCAACAGGCGTCTAATATGATTTTCATTTCACTCATTATTTCTTAGTTATGAATTAAGTTTCTCAATAAATTCATTAAGTCGTTTTGCTGAATAATCAGTGCCACCAATAATAAAGTAACCATCTGTTGCAAATTTGAATGCCTCAATAGCTTTATTATTTTGCCAATCCACACCAGCAATGAAGGCTTCTTCCATATCACTGGTATTGATATCATCGTTAATCATTCTTTTGGTCTTTTGCACATAATCTCGTGCAGCTTTTTGTTTTTTTCTCATATTGGTACTGATTTGAACCATACGGCAGACATTCAACCACCGCATGGCAATGTAATTACTCTACTATCATCCAGTCGTTGGCAAGCATATCCGTCTGTGATGCAAGCCAACCGTTTACAACTGTTCCATCAGCAGCTTTCATACATAAGTATGCAGTAAATTTGATTTTATCAGCTTCGGAATCTCCGTAATTATCGGATACCCATCTTTTGAATGATTCAGGTAATGATTTAACCTGATTTACGATCATATTAGTAGGCAAGCTATCTTCCGGACGTTGAAAAATAAACATGCCTTTTCCGTTCCATCCTTGCCGAGTAACAAGTCTTCCTCTTTGAATGGAATTAAGAGCTTGACCGAAAGAGCCAACCTCACCGATTGTTAATTCTTCGTTTTCCGAAGCGCCTATGACATAGGCCGTTTCAACCTCACCTTTGGTATAGTTGCCACTCTGATTACATAACTTTGCTGAATATTCAGCTGATTTTTCATCTAATGTTTTCATCTTAATCTATATTTTTCGTTAAACATTGAATCTGCTTCTTGAAACTGTTTCGTAAAGCGGTTCTCTTTATATTTTCTCGGCGAAGCACATCCCACTATCAAAGCGAGAATAGCACATATTAATAGTATTTTCTTCATTCCTTATCAAGTTATGATTAAAATGGTAAATCATCTTTTGTATCATATTTATCCAAAAACGCCTGCGCATCCTTTACTTGCCTACCTGTATATTCATCAGGACTATTCACTATACGCAAGCTGTTTTCATACTCCTGAATGCCAGCAGCTAGGAAGTCTTTACTGTCTACAAACTGCTTTGCCTTTTCAAGTACATCGACGGCTTTCTCACCGTCACCGACTTCCAACTCAATACCAACTACTTCATTCTGGTAATTGCCAAGATTGAAACATTTTTGATAATAAATCTTTGTTGCTTTCATTTTCTTTATTCTATTAGTTTATAATGCTAATTTTGGTTCTCGCATAACGTTTGATACACGTTCACAGGCTGTATTGTAATGCTTTCCTAAATTCTCAAAGCCAATAAAATGTCTATTAGTATTTATACAGGCTACCGCAGTGGTACCACTTCCTATGCAATTATCCAGGACGGTTTCACCATCATTAGTGTAGGTTAGAACCAAGTACTCCAAAAGTTTCAGCGGCTTTTGATTAGGATGAAGTGAAGAGTTTTGTGTATCTGTTTTGAAGACTTGTATACTACGCGGATACCTTTCTGTTGAATCATAGTAGTAATCTTGATTCATTGTCCCATACACTTCCGTCTGACATTTTTTTGATCTGAAAGTTTTCTTTCTTTCATGGGAGAATGTCTTTTGAGGATTATAAGTACATTGTTTTTTATAAAATACACTTATAAGTTCATGATTCCGCATTGGTTGTTTTTTAGCATTAAGAAAGCCAACCCCTTTTACTTTATCCCATACCCAATCATATTTATACCACTCAATATTACTTAGTCTTAAATAGCTGGAAAAAGGTTCCGCACCAAACAATACAATAGCCCCATTGTCTTTAATGATACGTTTATATTGCTCCCATAGAGGTTCGAAAGGTATTATCATATCCCAACTACATTGTGTGGTTCCATACGGTAGATCGCATATTATAGCATCAATGCTTTTATCAGGAATACGTTTCATTCCTTCAAGACAGTCTTCATTATAGATTTTATCTAATTCAATCTCACACATAGCTTATTGGAATAACGCCTGTTGGACTCGTGATAGTATTAACCTGTTGGCGTTTGAATAGAAATCTTTTTTTATTTCAAACCCATACGCTTTACGTCCTAATTGAGCGGCAGCCAGTAAGGTTGAACCACTTCCGGCACATGGATCAATTACGACATCGCCTTTATCGGTAAAGATTTCTATTAGCCTACGAAGAAGTGGAACCGGTTTCTGTGTTGGATGCACTTTTGGCGTTTCATTGTCTCTTACCCAATCAAAGCAGTTGAATATCATCCGACCGTCATTATTGAACTTTGGAAGTTTTTCACGATAAAGTAGTAAACCGTACTCACAGTTTCCTACTACTTTCATGTTTGCCTTTAAGACTTGTGCGGAGAAATCTTTCCGGAATACAAGATTAATGTAATTATTTAACCCATATCTCTTTCCTAATTCAATGTATCGGAATTGATCTTCAAACTCACAGAAAATTATCATACAAGGCGCCTTACCTTTATCCTTTGGTTCTTTTACAAGCATTTGACTACAAAAGTGCATAAACTCTGCCGGGCGAAAATCTTTATCGGTATCAAAGAATTCTTTACCCGCCTTATCGCTTTCTCCATTCTTATTATCACCATCTACATACCATGAAGGGTTAGAGGCATAGGCATTATTTCCTAGATTGTAGGGAACATCAGCTATGATTAGCTGCGCTTTCGGGATTCCATAAACTTTGTAGTTCTGGAAATGGTCATTATATAATTCTACATTTTTCATTGTATCATATAAAAGTTCGTAAACAATCAGCTATCCAGTAGATAACAAAATAAAAAGCCGCATATATCGCTATGATAGATACGGCTGCAATTAGGTATTTTAAAGTTTTCATCGTCTGCTTTTCCCTTTAATTTCTATTACGTTAAACAATTCATTGATTCGGTCTGCGATATATTCCCCATATTTAGGTTCAAACTCTTCCGGCTGCATATTGGTAGTTATAAACGTTTTGCATATCCTACGATTGTCATATCTGGATTGGATAATATACTGTATTATATCCATTTCAGAACCAAAGTATTTTACCCTTGGTTCTTTTCCTACTTCGTCAATACCTAGGGCTATGCCGTTTAACCCATCGTATTTAGAAATACCATCAACTCCCTTTCTGGTGTATTGATTGGAAATGAACGTAGCAGATTCAATAGGGAATCCACCAGATAAGTAATATCCGGTTTCGTCCTTACCGTTGCTATACCTGTCGTACAATTGGATAATTTTTAATATCGTGGATTTACCAGTTCCAACAGGGCCATACAGTAATAAACCTTTGTTGCTATCTAGTTTTTCTGATCCCTTGATGAGATATAAAAAAAGCTCGTTCATAAACTCACGATTTCTTTCATCAACAGTGAATTCAGGACATGCCAATAAACAGCACCTACGGAAAAGAGCTGAAGAATTCCTGAAAGCAACTGCATCATAACTTGACCGTCCGAACTTTAACGGCACACTCTGAGGATTGATCTGATTTCCGATTGTTTCCATGCTTCAAATTTAACCATTCTTGATAATCTCGTTCAGTTCCCGTAAATACAACCCCAGTCCAATTGGATTCAATTGCTCTTTCAATCTGCCGGATGGCAAACTCTTCTTCGAATTTTGAAAGTTTATCCAGTGAAAGCTGCAAAGCGTAATTGAGTTTCTTCTTCCACTTAGGACTTTGCCGAAGTGTTTCCCATGCAGACATGAAAGCAATCGAAGAGAATGGATAAACTAGTGGTTTAGAATCTCCTTCTTCTTTCTTTGATTTCTTAGGCTTTTCGGGTGGGGGGCTCTCGTGCGTATGCGCGAGACTCTCTTCTTGTTTTATGTTTATATTATCTATAATAGGTGGAAAATGCGTTTCATCTGTAATATAGACAGATGATATTACAGATGATGCTTTATTATCATCTAAGCATTTTACAGGTGATTCTACAGATGATATTTCAGTAGAAATGTCAATTAGTGCTTCTTTATTTTCCTTTATATCACCTGTAGAATCATCTGTACTTTCATCTGTAATATACTTAGATGATATTTCAGTAGTAAACGAATAATAACAGCCTATCCGCTTATCTTTAGTAGACTTGAAATATATCAATCCAGCTTCATTCAAATCACTTCTAGACTTTATTAAAGTTTTCTCTGACATACTCAAAAGAGAACATAAATCAGAGTTTTTCTTTTTAAATACCTCTTTCCACTTCATTTCATTACATATAGCTACAAGCTCGTGATAAAGAGCCTGGGAAGCTGTAGTGAGGTAAGTATCATCCCGAACCTTGCGGAGTTTGGAGATTAATTGGTAGCTGTTCATTTCGCTTTATAATAGATGCACATTACTTTTCTTACATTACAATTAGGTTGAGGTACATAGGTCTTAGTAGCCGGACAAAGATAGTTGTAGGAATCATGAGGAATACCGTGAACACACTTTGTACAATCCGGGAACCGTATGATTTTCGGAGGTGGTGATTTCTTTGCCATAATTAAAACCTTATGTTAGTTAATTGTCTGCCTTTAGAAAAAACTGCCCATTTGCCGTTACCACCGTCAACAAGCCGTAAATCAGACACCTCACCGAATCGCTTGATATTGCCACATAAATCGACAAACCACCCAGTTTCTTTTGACGGGTGTGGACGTATTGCCCGGCCTACTATCTGATAATACATTGCAAGTGACATCGTAGGGCGTGCCATGACGATAGTATCAAGCTCTGGATAATCAAATCCGGTAGTAAGTACTCCAACATTGGCAACTACCGGTATTTCTCCGGCTTTAAACTGCCTGAGTATCATTTCACGGGTAGACTTTGGAGTATCACCGGAAACAATAGCACAACCAGGTATAGACATCGTTAACCGTTCAGCTTCTTTTAGAAACCGGGTGAAGACTAAGATACCTTTCCTCTTTCCTCCTTGTATTGGATTCATCAGCCGTTGAACGATGTGGACCAGATATCCGTAGAAGTCGATTCGTTCGTATTCTCGTTGAACTGACTTATCGGTATAGTCGGCACCAGTGGTATTCGTTTTCAAGTTTAATTCGTTCCAGCCGATAGGATTCATTGGGTAGTAGTTCAGCTTTGCCAAGTAACCCATATCCAACAGAGTAGATACCTGAACATGGTAAATGACATCATAGAAGATATGAGGCTTTGTCCGGGTGATGAACTTCAACATAGAACCGAAATCACGACTGGACGACAAACGGTAAGGGGTTGCTGTTAGCCCAAGAACCTTACAGTTTAAGATAGATAGAAAGTCCTTGTACATTCCCTCTTTAGGATTAACTAGGTGGCATTCATCTATTATTATGTTCTTGAAATGGTTGAATAGTTCGGGATGTCCTTTTACTGATCCGATAGTGGCGAACGTTATTCTTGAAATCTCTTTTGAATTGAACGATGCTGAATAAATAGAGCAATCAAGAATACCGTATGAGCATAGCTTTTTGAAGTTCTGTTCCAATATTTCTTTCGACGGCTGAAACACCAAGGTGTGACCGTCAAGCCGTGACGCAATATCAGCTATTATGAGGGACTTACCACTTCCGGTAGGCAACACCATGATAGCGTTGGTTTTCTTCTTTGTGTCTTGAAAGAAGGTTGCTGCGGCATCAGAGGCTTTCTGTTGATAATCACGCAAGACAAAACTCATATTCCTTTCTCCTTTCTAAGTTTCTTATTAAGTGCTTTGTAATACTTGATTAGTTGTTCGTACTCAAAATCGGTCATCTTAAAAGTACCAGCAGCTTTCATTTTCAGTAAGTCAAATCTCTGTTGCCCGATTTTGGCTATCAGATTTACCCGATAGCCCTCCAAATGGTCCGCTTTGAAGCGGTTACAGTGACGGCATTCAGCATGGCAATTATCTTCATCGAACCGTGTTGCCAAATGCGTGCGGCTGAAATAATGACCGTTATCCGCCTGTTCAAACGGTTTTATTTGCCCGCAACTGATACAGCGGAAATACCCGTTTGGCATACAATCACGAAGCCGGATGAAAAGGGAAAACTCCTTGTCGAGTTTAGCTTTCAAATCCGGCTTCTTCTTTACTGTTATCCCTGCTTTATCAAACAATGGTAAAGGCTTGTCTTTCTTCTTAGCCTTAGTTCTTTTTATGTAATATGGCATTCTACTATTGGTTTACATAGTTCAACAACTCGTTTGCAATCCTCTACATCAAACATTCCGATATGGCAAACTTCACGTGGTATGTTCAGTTTGTTAGACAACCATAAATAAGCCTTACTTCTGTTTGAGGTATTGGAAATGTGTTTCTTCCAAATCTTATTGATTAGGCCCGTTTTCGCTATTTGATCGAAATAGAGATGGGCTTCTTTCTTGGCTTCCCTCAATTCCGCATTTGCCAAACGCCCTAACGCTTGGCCTGTACCCTTATGTACTCCGACATAAGCCCTGCAATCACGACAGAGGTAAATCATGCCGTAGGAACGTCCGTAGATTATGGAACTATCCACGTATTCAGTAGGCTTATCGCAATAAGGGCAAATCTTACCAGTTAATATTTCATTCATCGTTTACCAATTAAAAGCCCCGAAGCGTATTCTCCGGGGCGTTACAACAACTCTTCAGATACTTCATAGAAACACTTATACCCATTTCGGCGTCTTTCCGTCGTGTATAGCCGGATCAACCGGCAGCCCGTATATGTATAAGCTTATTTGTTCCTATTTCTTCTTCGACCATCATAAAGGCTTGTGGTGGTAGCAGGATTCGAACCTGCATGATAGGAGTTGTTTTTACTATTACATTCAAAACAGCCATGCCCGTTACTTTTACAAACTTAGCTTAGATTCAACCTATCTATAAACATGTCACTTTGGCGTCTACCAATTCCGCCATACCACCAACCATTTTATACTTCAATGATTACGATGTTCGGTGCAATCTGTCTGATTTGTTCCAGCTGTTCATCAATTACCTTATTCTTGTATTCTTCAATGGCTTCATTTGCACCAGCGGACACAAGAGAAAGAGAAACATCCCGACCATCAACATCTGCGTAAATCTCGACCTCAATTTCTTCGCAAGCAAATCCTTTGAAAAGAGGGATATGGAGTTTGAAAGACTTCGGCAGGTTAGAATCGACCACCTGAGAATAGTTGTCCGTCTTGCTTCCGTTTTCTTCCTTACTACGCTCGATATCTTGATTTACCTTTGCCTTGAAATTCTTCAAGGTAGATACAAGAACCATGTTTTGTGACTTATCGGCAAAGAAAGCTCGGTGCATCTTGATGAATTGAGAAAGTTTAATCGGGTCCCACTTTTTATCAGTATTGATACCGAATTCTCTCATCTCTTTGGATGCTTCCAACTCACCCACTATACTTGCTTGATAAAAACTTGTTTCGTCAATAGTGAGATAAATACGCATATTGTCACGACTTACAAGAATGTTGGACGCTTTTTGATTAATAAGCTCAACACGCTTTTCCAACCATCTGAAAGGGGTTTCAATAGTTCCACTAATTCCTACTTTTTCGGGTGCTTTTGGGTCAAGTGCCTTAGGTGCACTCCCTTCTCTTAATACTACTTCAATTGGCGTACCGTTATAATCCTTCGGTACTACCACGTTCAATTTGTTTTCGCTCATGATTCCGTTCCTGTTCTACGATTAATATTAAAAATGGTCTTCTGCATTTCTTGTGGCATGATTGGACGAGAATAAACAAGTTCGCCAAGCCTATTATAATACCCTGCCATTTTCTCGTCATGGTCAAGTATCTTCACGCATTCTTCATGTGGAACATACTCTGTGCCTTTCTTGATATTCTCAAGAAGCGTCTGCTTCTCTTCATTAAGGGGTTTAAGTTGTTCCTTATAGCCATCGGCAACTTCTTTCTTCTCTACCTCAATATCGTTTATCTTGATAGAGGTTTCAGCTAATAATTCTTTCTTTTGAGATAACTCCTCCGGTGTGAAGCGGTGAGTATATCCGATTTCTTCTACGGCATCTGCGTTATCTTGCAGGAATTGCCATCTATCCTTTTCGGGGATTTCTTGACCTAAAAATTTTTTCCATGATTTTAAATAAATTCTTTATTACGTTCTACTACTTGCTGGGCGTATATCAACATCTGTTGTTCGTTTGCAGCAGGTAGGTATATGCTTGCGACTGATATACTCCAATTTCTAAAGCGGTCAATAGAGAGTGTCATTTCACCTGTTGATAGTTCAGCAGAACTACGCAGGTAGGTTACTTCCTTTCCAACCTTATTGACCGTCTTTCGTTCAAATAAATCACGGTTGCAAGTCCTTTTATAGAAGTCTACTTTAGCTTCGTCAAGGCTGCAACCGTATTCACTACCGAAATACCCTAAAAGTAAGTGTAAATAGCTATTCTGAGCCAGTGTACGATTAGGTAGCTTCTTCTTCACCTCGACTACCGCACGCTCGGAAAATAGCTTATTTACATACTCCTTGAATTTTGGTATGTCGTATTCGTTTTTAAGATTGAACAACATCTAACCCAAAGATTTTCTGATCGGTGATTAACTCTCTGTTTTCTTCCAGGAACCGGATAAACTCTTCACAATGATTAGTGAGAATCGGTATATCACGTTCTGGATTAAACACATAGGTTTCAGTATAACTGCCTACTGGGTAACCGACTTTATTGAACTCTACAATATTGTACTCAAATGTTCGTATGTCGTTACCGTTTTGCATTAAAGCGTAGGGGTAAACAAGGTGCTGAAAGTGATTTTTGAACTTTCCAACACTGTAACTACCTGTAGTCTTTATGTCGTGGACGGTGGTAGGCATCAGTTCGTCAATCAGACCATAAACCAATACGTTACCGAATGCAGTAGGTAGGATTGCTTCTACTCTTTGTTGAGTCAATGCACCTTTGAAGTAGTTGGCAAACTCAGTACATAGCGATACAGGGAAAGTAAATGTGCAGTTGTTATAGATAGCACGATACCACATATTGCTATTATCGTCTGTTACACGTTCTACCTCTATGTCTTTAGGTTTCCGGTTCTCTATGAGAGCATCTACCAGTTCATTAAAGCAAGTGCCTTTGTCTGCTGCTTCGCTATCGAACGGCTTGCGGTTAATCCGGTCTATCAGTTCATGAAACTGCAACTCGTGAAATTCTTCAGGGGAATGGGGAGGATTTTCACTCCATCCCCAGTACTTTTCCCAAACAATATCACTATTCAAATACCCCAAAAAAGAATCAAGGATAGTGGCATAGAAACGATACTTAGGCTGCTGGTTCATACTTCTTATCAGCGTTAAGTTTCAGATTAAGAGCCTTTGCCTTACTGTTTATGAGTTGAGCTGCCATAGCCTTAGAACTACCTACGTGATCGAAGCTGTCAATCTGGGCAATAAAGTTGTTTGCGGATTCAGCATCAGTAATAAGCTCTATCTGCTCTTTGATCTCTTCAATTACCTTTTCGTACTTCTCGGTTTCAGCTTTCTTTGCTGCCAACATAGTAAGATAAGGATTAATAACCCGTGAAGCTATGTAATCATTCTTTGCTATTGGTTTACCGCTCGCATCTATGATGGTAGGTACTTCCATAACAGAGGGAAGGTTACAAGTATTCTTACCATCATTTCTACTTGTCGGATCGAAAGTAATAGTACGTCTTTGGCGCCCATTCTCACTTTTCATCTCAAGATAGCCAAGCAAATCAAGCTCAGTAACAATTGAATTGTAAGACTTTTCACGCAAAGCAGGGATAAATACTGTATCATCACCCTCTTTGCGAGTATCACGGTGAGCGACAAAAATCACATTTTTATTGAGCGAAGAGAGAGTTCTTGTCATCCAAGAAAATTCAGCGTTGATACCTCCCCAATCTCTAATACTTGGCTGACGTGTACCACATTTATAAGTAATAATAAAGTCCATCATTTTACCGATGGTATCTATAACAATTGTCTGATAGCCGGATAAATCTTCTTGCAACACTTGTTGTACATCATTCCAAGAAGTTATCTGAACTGTGTCAATACCATCTAAATGTGCCATATTTACACGCTTTACACCGTTGTCGAAGTCCAACAATAAGGGCTTTGGTGCACTGAGGGCGACTGTTGTTTTACCCATACCTGCTTGACCGTACAACATCATCTTGATTGTCGTAGGTATTACTAATTCGTTTGCTTTCTTAATCAAGCTCATAATCATTATTATTAAAAGGGTTAATAAATTATTTATATTCACTAATAATCTCTCTGACTTCAGCATTTGCCAAAGGAGAGAGATTCTTTGTCACATTACACTTTAAGGCTGCCGCTTCAAGCTCAAGTACAGATAGACGGCATTTTGAATTATTACCCTTTCCATAGTCTTTGTTTCTTTCCACTACACCAGCCTTAATCCATTCTTTGACCACTACTTCTCCGTACTTTCGTCCAGCTTCTCTTAGGGAGATGTATTTCGGTTCTTCGCCAAGTTCTATGCTTTTTTTCTTTTCTCCAATTTTAGAGACTCCATCTATAAGACGATCCAACACCTCACTTTGAATTGCATATATCATGTTTCTAACCTCCTTATTCTTTCAATTTGTTCAACTCTTGATCTTCTAGATCTCCTCATATCACCCTGTTCGTGGTAAAGTGATAGAGAGAACACACATAGCAAACAGCAGGCAACCACCGCCCGACCAATCGGTGAAAAATCCATCGTGAACTTCGTACCGGTTATTCGTTCGTAAAGCATTGTAGCCAGTTCCCTGCCGTTTCTCACATGAAGGATGGTAAAAGCCATTTGCAGTTGATTATTTATTGTGCTAATTGCCCTGCACTTCATTGAGGCTATTTCCTTTTTTTCATACCCTTGTGCGTACATCCGTGCTGTAATCTCGCATTCAGGCGTAAGCTCCGTTAATACTCGTTCCATAATCGTGTAAGTTGAGTATTAGTAATTCCGGACCACGTCAATATATCCGGCTTCCCTGTTTGATATTACCGAGTATAAGGACTGTTCTTTTTCGATTATCCGGTCAATTCTTGCTAAGCGGTTAAGGTCCGCTGTACATCTGCGAAGCTGAACGAGTAACATATCACTAAAATCATAGCGTACATAATCCTCTTTCTTTTTTAGCTTCTTCTTGATTTGCTTTCTTTCTTCTAATTCCTTTGCCATAATAATTAAATTATTGATTAGTAAATAGTGGATGATAGAGGAATCGAACCTCTCTCAATCGTGATAATTGGTTGCGCAACATGAAGCTCTAACCGATAAGCTAATCATCTAATTAAAAAAGGCATACTATCTTCGCAGACCGTACACCTGTACAACACAAACACAAAATAAAACACGATAAAACAATAGTTTATATAGTTCTTTCTTTTAAATTCTTATCTTTGTAATAATGCATGCGCGAGCATTTGATTTATCGCTTGAAAATTGCCGCTTTTCTAAGGTGAGTGCAGCGGCATTCACCTTTTTATTCCTTTCTTTCTTCTACTAGTTAATTACATTCCACTCACTTTCCATTATCACAGACCCACACTTATTACAGCTATGCAAGAAGGTTGGAAACGGTTCGGTAGTATAGTCTTCGACTGCTATTTCAATACTTCCACACTCTGGGCATTCAATCTTTACTTCCTTGATACCGAGGTAATCCCAAAAGGATAGCTTACCTTTAGCCGGTATTGGTTCAGGAAATAAGATGGGATTAGTCAATACCCAATTATACACACCTTTATCCGCCCAAATGGATGGATGGTTTTGCACACAGTCTACAATCTCCACACTACCGATGATGGAGCCAAAAGGAAGATCGTTGAAACATATACGACTCATAGGTGTATTAAGCACCTTTAATCTTTGATTTGGCTGTAAGCATCCAAACTTGGCAATATCGCCCTTTGCGCTTGAATGTATCAGCACACGTCCACGGAAATTTGTTTGCCAGCTCCGGTTCTCAATATTCTTGATACCGTGGACTATCAAAGAAGCCCACGGTTGCTTTATTGTTATTGCTTTCATTTCTTGTTGGATTTACACAAACCTTGAATATCTTTCAAAGATTTGCAAGTTTTAATACATATCTTTTTTTCTTAATATCAAGATCGGCCAACTAATTCGCCATAAGCTATTCTAACGAAAAAAAAGCAACCGATACATATAATGCCTATTATGGTAACAGACATAGATTTCATTGGGCTATATGTAGTTATTGCCCCATATAGCATACCAATAGCGCATATAGCTAAAAGTATGGATAAAACAAACTGGATTAGTTTCATATTCAATCCTCCTTTTCTACTTTAAAGCCCTTATCTTCGAGATAGCTAATTATAGTATCTTCACTTATTTGATTTAAAACTTCCGTTTCATCCATTTCAGAAACCAAACTAGATGTACCGAAATACTCCACACAATCAGATGCATTTACAAGTGATAGCAAGCTATCAGCATCTACTTTTGAATAATAATGTGACATAATCGTATAATTTAAAATTTGTGCCCTATCTGATTCTCACTATCAGTTGCCAGTTTCAAGCTGTCAATAGGGCTATATGTTAAATCACTTAGATAGCGTTATAGCTCGCCTAACCTGCTATATGCTTACTGATAAAGACTTTTCGGACTTCCAAGTGATGTTTATAACTAATTCAAACCTTCAACCAGTCACGGCATTTCTGCTATGGTTGAATTTCTTTTCGTATTAACCAAAATGTCAAAGAACTAATCAATAGTACCCCGTCCGGTTCTCGCTACCGGCTACCGTTCAATCCGTCAACGGGGCTTATAGTTAAGCGTATCGGCTCAATCCTTGAACCTCACAGAGAGCATCATAATCCATATCATCATCTTCACAGGTATCATGTCCTAGAATCGCCTTGTAAGTCTCTATTTCCTCTTGTATCACTTCGATAATGTCAGCCTTACAATCTACGTTGTAGACTCTACAGGCTGTCTGTTCGTCCATATTCTGAACATTGTCCAGATCTCTATATAAAGCGTTTAAGCCCTGTTCTAATTCATATCTTGTCATAGTCCTACAATTTTTATAAGGTTAAACTTCTTGAATGAGCGCCATCCGATAACTTCGGTGTCCCAATAATTGAAAAGGTCATCATTCTTTCGAGAACCGGTACCTTTTATTTTATCATGAATCTCTTCTTCTTTCATGGTGCCAAAAGCCTGTCTTATCTCACCATTCACCTTTTGATAGAAGAACTGAACCGTTCTTTTCTTCATCTCTTTAGCCAACTTGCAAACTTGCCATGCTTTTTTTAGGCAATCTGCAAAATTTTCACCTGTCACTTTAAAGAATCGCCACGCCATTGACATAACCTCTTTCATCTGATTTTTAAAATTCGTGCTCATAATCGTGTATTTTAATATGTATGTACTATTTGATATATCATTTAATCTTCGTTTCTTTGTATCAGATTAATTTGATAGTGCAAATATACTATCTTCTTGCAATATATCGCTAAATATCGCAATAAAATATTGCTATATTGACAATATTTAACATTATGAATAAAATTAATATCGCAAGTTTAAGAAAATCTCTGAAACTTAGACAAAAGGATTTTGGTGAAAAAATCGGTATCAAACAAGCCTATTTGTCAGAAATAGAAAGTGGCAAAAAGCCTCTAACAGAAGAGTTATATAATAATATTATAGAAGTATTTGGTATGGATAAAGTCTCTGAATACTTTATCAACACAGACAATAGCGATATTATCGCAAATAGCAATACAAACGAAGCAATTCCAATAAACCAAAACTACATTATAAACGTACCCCTAGTGAACCAATACGCACAAGCAGGATATTTATGCGGCTATGAAGATGCCACATATATGGCAACTTTACCTACTATACCTTTTATAGTAGATCATGAGGCCCAAGGAAATTATGTCGCCTTTGAAGTAAAAGGTGACAGCATGAATGACGGAACTGAAGACAGCTATCTGGAAGGTGATCGTCTTCTTTGCCGAGAGATACAATCTCATTTATGGGTAACGTCCAAGTTACATATTAGAAAATGGGATTTCGTCATCGTTCACCAAGAAGGAATACTTGTCAAAAGAATAATAGACCATAATGTAGATAGCCATACAATTACAATACATTCTTTGAATGATATGTATCCAGATAGGGTTATTGATCTTACGGAAGTAAAACAGATTTTTAATGTGATCGAGTTACAAAGACCAAGACGAAGGTAATATTCAATTAATAGTAAACATTAGAAAAACTTCTCTATATAAAAACACTCAAAATAAAAAATTACTAGAGATAGAACACAATGGAAAACTTTACAATAAATTCGGTAAGAGATTTCATATCTATATTAGATGAAAGAAATATAAAACCTGATATTGATTTCTTTAGAGGTCATTCCGATATTAATTATAAACTCATACCTTCTATTGGTAGGCTTTTTCCAAAAGATTTAGAAAGGACCAAAGATTTTGAGCAAGACATGATGTCTGAATTTAGAAGAATGCATACTCTTCATGTAGATAGGTGTAATAATGAGTTTGAATTACTATTTTTAGCCCAACACCATGGATTACCCACGAGATTACTTGATTGGAGCTATAATCCATTAGTAGCTTTATATTTTGCTGTATGCAGTAACTATGATAAAGACGGATGTGTATATCAATATTTTCCCTCAAGAATGATCTTTGCAGACAATAGAAATCCTTATACTATTGAATCCAATTTTTTAATTAAACCTATTATAACAAATGAAAGATATAAAAACCAAAATAGCGTATTCATAATATATGCAAACCCGACAGAAGAGGAATCTGATGTTTATGCAAAGTATAGAATTCAAGCAGCATATAAGAAACATATTCTTATGAGTTTAAGAAAAATAGGAATAAGCCATAGTTTTATATATCCAACACTAGAAGGACTTTGCAAAGATATTAAACTAACAAAGTTAAATCTATGGAGAATATAAATCTATAATATTTATATTAGACAACACTCGATCAATAAACAACAAAAGAAACTCATAACTATACATATAATCCCTTTTTTTACAGAATAATAAACAAACCAAACGACCTACATGATGAGAAATATTTTACACTTAGTAATCGTCATTCTTTTAATAATTGGATGTAACACTGATAAAAACGATGATGAAATAAATACTTTCGAAATACTTACATTTGATAAACACGAACTAACAATCAATCCAAGCAGCCCTTATCAAACCATGTTTATAAATGCAACAGGGAAATTCAAGATTAAAGTAGAAGGAGTAAAAGATAACGACAGATGGCTATATTACACATTATCGGAAAACGAACTTACGATCAATGCATTATCTAACAATGATGAAGTTGTAAAATCAGCTCTCATCATTATTTATAATGAAGAGAATGCCATATCTGACACACTAAAGATAACTCAACCTATCTACGAAGAAAGAATTGCTCTTATAAAATTTTACAAAGCTCTCAATGGCGATGAATGGACAAAAAATGAAAACTGGTGCAGCGACAAACCAATAAGTGAATGGTATGGAATTAGAGCAATCAACGATGCATTTGTTAGCAGTATTTGGCTTCCTGGCGACGCTTATATAGAAGGAGAGCTACCGTCATGTATAACATCACTTAAAAACCTAAGAGAACTTTGTTTTGAAGGCACAAGAATGAGTGGAAAATTACCTAGCAATATTGGCGACCTCACGAAACTTCAACACATAGCAATTAAAAATTGTAACTTTTCAGGAACCATACCTGAATCTTTGAAGAATTGTAAAGAATTGGAAATTGTCGATCTCTCTCATAATAATTTTTCAGATGCTATTCCAGAGTTCTTCTTCCAATTACCTAGATTACATTCTATAGAGTTGAATCACAATAAATTTGAATCATTTAGTATGAATAGCAACCCAATAGAAGGAGATCTAGTCTACATGTCTATAGATAACAACGAAATATCTTCTTCTATTCCAGAAAACATATTTAAAATAAAAACTATGCAATTTATATATGCGAATGACAACAAAATTAGTGGAACAATCCCTGAGAGCATTGGAGATTCACGAAACCTTATGATATTAAGATTAGAAAACAATAACATTACAGGAAAACTCCCCGAAAGTATGGTAAATCTACAGTTATTAAATGATTTCAGTATTACTAACAATTATATAGATGTCAATAATACCGACTATTTAAAATCCAACTCCAACTACTCCAACTGGAGATTCGGAAATCAAAACAACAATATAAAACCAAATAATTAAAGTAAAACAATGAAAAATATTTTATTTTTAATGATGGCTGCACTAGTGATTATGGGATGCAGTAAAGATTCTACATTCACGGATGATAATGACGACAATAAAGAGATTCCGGAAGTGTCTGTAACAGTAGATGCATCTGATATAAAAGTTGTAAGCGCAACGCTAACAGGGAATGTAAATTCAACAGCACTTGAAGAAGATCGGTTAGGAGTAACCAATTATGGTTTCATCGTATCAAAGAATAGTAATCCAACCAAAGAAAACGGATGGGTTTTAAAAGGAAGCAATATTAAAGGCAATGAATTTTCAGTAATAGCTATGAATTTAGCTCCAACAGAACAATATTATTATGTATCATTCTTTTATGATGGTTCTAAATATTACTACGGAGAAGTTCTTTCTTTCTCAACCAAGAGTTTTAATATGGCTGATTTAAAAGCAAAGGCAAATACAGGTGAAACAGTTGCATCTTTAGAAGGCAAAATTGATTATGATAAAATTGGCTATTTCGATTCTCACAGATTGGGATTTAATATAATTGAAGCAGCCACTATTTATAGACACGAGACGGCTAGTGAAGGAGCAAATTGTACATATAATGCATATATCGATCATTTATCTGCTGAAACAGATTATGATTACTATTTCTTTGTTGAATATATTGATAAAACTAATAAAAAACAGACACTTAAAGGAGAAAATTTGAATTTTCATACAACAAATTTAGAATTGGAAACAGGAATGGTAGATCTTGGTTTATCTGTCTTGTGGGCTGGAGCAAATCTAGGAGCGAGTTCCCCAGAAAGATATGGTGATTTTTTTGCGTGGGGAGAGACTGAAACCAAAGAGAATTTCGAATTATCTAATTATTTATATAAAGACGTTCTCATTGGTATTGAGACTGACCCTCATTGGCCTGGTGGAACTAAATTTTATAATATTTCAGGAACTAATTACGATGCGGCAAATAAAAAAATAGGAAATGGATGGAGGATGCCATCAGAGAAAGAATGTGATGAATTAGCCGATAATTGCGAATGGAAATACATGGCATATAAAAAAACATGGGGATTTCTTGTCACAGGAAGTAATGGTAACCGCATATTTCTTCCTGCTGGTGGAAAAAAATATAATGGTAAGCATGAAAATACAACTAACTATTGTTATGTATGGTCGGGGGATTGTTCAACGAGCAAACATTCAGAAACAGGGAAAATATGTGATGTTTTTGGTGCTTCATATACTATTATAGGTTTAAGCAAAGGAACCAATGAAGGAGTCGAAGCATATTTGGGACTTAATATACGTCCTGTAAAAAATAAAAATTAATCATATTATTAACATTTCAATTTTACCTTAAAAAATAGCAATTGCATAGTAGATCATATACAAGCCGGATTAACCTCCGGCTTTCTCTTTACCCTCCTCTTTGTGAAATACGAAATCAAGAACCTTCCTATTAGCCCGATCAATAATAGACCAGTCCTTTTTGATATAAATATCCGTAACTTTTCTTTCCGAATTTACATGATTTAAACAAGAAGCGACATCATCAACTGATATTCCACAATTATTCCGGGCTATTGTAGCCCAAGAATGCCTAGCCGAATAAAATGTTAGATCAGGAATCCCGACCGCCTTCCCAACCGTTTTTAAATGAAAGTTTATAAGTCTATTGAATTCTATATGACTTTTGTAGCGCATAAAGAAATTGAAAGCCCTATCACCTACTAAATCTTTATAGCGTTCAATATAAGGCAATAGCTCTGGTTCATGTTTAATTGATATGAATGCCTTATCTTCCCTGCGTCCTTTGGTCTTTCTACGTTCATAATCAAAACGACCAAGATTAGGTTTGCCAAGATAATACATGTCAACAGTATTCATTCCAATCATCAAGAAAGACATAACAAAAACATCCCTTGCAATCATAGGGGCTATTTCATTCGTCTCAAATTCAATGATTGATCGAATCTGTTCAACGCTTAAAGCTTTTTTCGTAGTAGGATTGTTTTTGGGTATGGTGTATGCAGAAAAAGGAGAATTAGGAATTCGAATAAGATTTCGCTCCTCATCATTAAACTCTTTCTTTCCGTTTTGAAAAATAGTATGAAGTGTGGTTAAATACAGACACACACCTGTATCTGTCATAACACCTCCATTTCTTGTCTTGTTTGACCGAAGCCATGCCTCGAATTGCTTCAGGTGGCTGCTGGTAAGATCGGTAAAGCTAAAATTCCTATCCCCTACAAAACTTTCAAACTTACTCATCGTTATTTTGTAGGTTGTACCAATTGAACGGCCCGCATCAATAGCTTTTTGCGCAAATAAATACCCATAATCAAACAGGTTTATTTTTGTATTTGATTTACCCTTTAGAAAATTGTCAATATATTCAGCAAGCTGCTTTGCATTATAACTGTCAAGGTTTTCCATACGAGAGAATTCCTGTCTTATTCTAGCCTCTTCTATTACCAAAGAATCATAAATCGGATTATTCCTCTCTTTTAATTCAAAAGTCTTCTTGTTAATCATCTCCATCGAAACATAATGCCTAGTTGGGAGATAAGCGGATTGTCTATTTTGCGTAATCCTTAACTTTACATTCCAAGTATTATCGCTCTTCTTTTGATGCTTTAGAATCGTGTGATTTACTGTTGCCATAATCGTGTGTTTTACAAAATTAGAAATTTCACAATGCTGTTCTTTTTTCGTAAAACAGTTGTAAAACATCTCACGCCAAATATAGTCATAATTTGCTGAATATGAAAATCCGTGTAATATACAGAACCGCATCTGCAAGCGGTTATCATCTGTATATCACACGGATTCAATACTTTTCAGAAACTGATATTCCTTACTTATCCCAAGTAAGATTTGAGCAATTTACTACGATTACTTTGTCTAAGTCTTCTAATTGCTTTTTCTTTAATCTG